AGAAAAATCTCAAGCATTCTATTGACAAAACCCGATACTGACAGTATATTGGCGACTGCTAACCAATCACACTTGGTGAAATCATGTGTCCTATTAGCAGTATCAACGTAGAGGCTATTTCTTCCATCAACCTAAAAGGCAGGGGAGGAAAAGAGCAGATGCTTCATGATATTCTCACACGGAATAGTGGCTGGAAAAGAGATAGCCATATTCTGTATGATTATTCCAATGATTTGTTGGGATGTTTGGTCGAATGTAAAAAGCAACAGGACTTGCAATGGATTGACCCTAGTAAGTATCATGATATAACTGATGAACAGAAGCATATTGTGTTCTTGTTTCTGGTGATTAGCAAGAACGGAACTGTTGATATTGCGTTTACTGTGCGGGTTGGTGAGTTTGTTGACCGGATTTGGACAAGCGAACATATTAAGGATGCTTGGGAATATATTCAGAAGTATCCGAAAGATCAGATTAAATCGTCTGTGAAGGTGCGGACGTTCTATAAGAATAATCAAGATATTATCACTACAGTTTATAAGAGGGTATGATGTATAAGATTGGCAATATTGTTCATGATATTATGCAGGATGAGGATGTGATTATTATTGACGTATCGGATAAAACTAATCCTCCTATGTATCTTGTATTGAATCATGCTGACGATCAGTATTATGTATCGGGGGATGATATTGTGTTGACCTAAAGTGTTTGTGGATAAGAGTTTAGGACAATGGTGGGCGGCCCGATTTGATATAAAGTCTTATGGCATAAGGACTAAAGTTTATGCTTGACAATGCCGATATCATCTAGTAGAATGATGAGATGAATACTTCATATTGCTATGCTGCCTTTTCATGGCGTGTTTTTCAAAATAATCGTTTTGTTGGTTATGTTGTTGCGTTTAGCCAGTATGACGCTTATAATAAGGCTCGTGATAAGTATGGCGATTATATCTGGTTAGAAAAAGTAATCGGTTAGATGGCCCTATCGTCTAGTCTGGCCTAGGACGCGGCCCTTTCACGGCTGAAACTGGGGTTCAAATCCCCATAGGGTCATTCGAGAGAATAGGAATAAGCAAACCCGTCACAATAAAAATCTAATGATTCCAACCAAAGGATTTGTGACTATGGCTGCCCTGTCTCTCGTAATCCTTCGGATTTGGGCGGCGTGGGCGTAGTCAGCCAAAGTTTGTGGTCTTGACAACCGATAATAGAAGTAGTAGAATCGCATTATGGAAGTGAAAGCAAAACAGAACGCTCGCAAGTGGACAAAAGAGCGTTTGAAACGACATCCTGGCTTGTGGGAAGTTGAGCAGGAAGAAAAGGAAGCACCGTGCTGGCAGGGAGAAGCGGCTATTCTTTTGAGAAACATTCAAGATGGTTGGAGTGGTTGGTTTCCGGTGGTGGATATTGAAATCATAAGGAAAGAAAAATGATTGCTTGTGCGACCGAACATGATAAGATGATGGCCGAAATCATGGTATTTACCCAAACGATTGTGGGTGTGGCCGAAATGCGGTCTGTGCCTGCTACTGTGCGGGCTGAGACTATTATGATGGCCGAGAGAATCTTTCATGGGTTGATTATGAAAAAGATGTTGGAAAAGTGTGTGGAAAAGTCTATTCCCTGCAATAACTGAGGAAAATATGCCAAACTGGTGTTTGAACAAGTTGACCGTTGAGCATGAAGATGGTGCTATGGTTGACCGATTTGTGAACGCTTACAATGCTGGTAAGGCTTGTAATGAGTTTCTGCCTATGCCCGAAGGTATTGGTGATGGATGGTATGATTGGTGCATAAATAACTGGGGAACTAAGTGGGATATTGGTGCTGATGTTGGTACAGAAAAAGAAGAATGGCATGGGCTGAAGGCTACTAGAGTTGGAAATCAAGTGACTTGTTCGTTTGATAGTGCTTGGGCTCCTCCTGTTGGATTGTATGAGGAGTTGGATAAGTTGGGTTTTAGTGTGGATGCTACCTATTTTGAGCCGGGTATGTGTTTTTGTGGTATCTGGCATGATGGCGACGATCTTTATACTGAGTATGCTGATAAAGGTAGTATTCCTGTAAGGATTTGGGAAGACTATAATCTAGAAGAGTTCTTTGAGGATGATGAGATAGAAGCCTAAACGGAAAGGTTCGCTCTAAGTTCTTGACTACCAAGAGTTTAGGGCAAACCGCCGCGGCCGGGTTCGGCGCAAACTCTTGATCCATAAGGACTTGCATCAAAAAAGATTTTTTCAAGGAACAGTGCTTGACAGGACGATAATAGGAGTGTAGAATACAAGAGTTGATTACAGTTGCTTACTCAGCCGTGTTGTTCCGTGCGGCAGGTAACTATAAAAATCGGTCTAGCCGCGACGCGACACAAAGCCTTGGCTAAGAGTAAACGGAAATAACGATCATTGACAAAACAAAAGGGACTGCTAGGTTGCGTGAGCAACTCCTCAATGCCAAACCGTCTGCTATGATGGGGAGGCGGGCAGTGAAGTAGATGGTCAAGTGGTGGGTCGAGGTGATAGCACACTGTTGACAACCCAAAACGAATCCATCCGTCCCTAACAATACAACCCGCCGGGACGCTGGCGGCGAAACCCTTGCTAGAGAGAAATGCTCTAGTTCGTAGACAGTTCAATCATTGGACATAATAAGGCCATGGTTGACTTATAATATAAAGGGGATGCGGGATAGGCGTGACTCCCGCTTCAATACAAAGACTAGACGAGAGAACTCGCCAAGAGGTGTAAAAGAATCGCCACACTGGGAAAGTTGCAGGAAGGAGCCTGTCTAGTCATAAACATAATGCGTAGGTTAAGCGTTAAGCAGCCAGCGGTTGGCGGGAGTACTACCACAACCGTCCGTTAGACCGCCATAGGGCAGTGTGGGTAAAATCCCACCGCATTGACAATACAAACTTGCGTATGGTAGTTGCCGCTACTAGAGAGATAGTCCAGCAAACAGCGTCTGCATCTAAGAGGTGTACGGGGTTGCCGACCTAGACTATGGGAAGGCTTATGCTGCTCTCTATCGGGTTGGATTCCCGACATACGTTCCAATACAATACGGGGTTATAAGGTAGTTCCCAAAGGGTTCTGATCAAACTTTTTGATAAATATACCGAACAGATACGTGAACCTATTAGCATATGAACCATGGTTTTAGTATGCTAATAATGTAACGGCGGGTTTGAATCCCGATAACCTCTCCAATACAAATGATAGGCGGAGTAACTGGGCGCTCCATCGTATGTGTGTCCCGGCCTATCTAAAATACAATCAGTAATCGTCACCAAGAGCCAGATAGATTGATTCATGACCAATCTTAGGAAGGTTTCCGTGGGCGGTTTCCATCCGGTCCAGACAATGGGTAGCCGTGTGGGTTATAGGAATCGGGGCGTAAAAGATTCCGCTGGTACAATATAAGGGGTTCGCTCTAAATGCTTACGCTGTAAGAGTTTAGGGCAAACTGCCGCGGCCGGATTTGTCGTAAAGTCTTATACTGCACCAACTTAGGATTCTTAAAGAAAAGCCTATTGACAAACCGATAATAGGAGTGTAGAATGGTAGCACAAGGAGAGACGAAGATGCTTGGAACACGATTTGCGTTTTCTGACAGGGTTACTCGTAGCGTTAGTGCTGACGGACAAGATGTTACTTTCTCTGGAGAGTGTCTGTTCGATAATCATCCGTTCAGTATCACTACCAAACTGAGCGATGCTAATCGCTGGATTAACGGTGAGAGTATCCAAAACTGTTTTCCGCATCTTAGTGCGGATGATCGTGAGATTCTGTTGTCTGGTATTAGCCCTAATCATTGGAATACACTGTTTCCGCCGGAGGATGAAGAATGAGTGATCCATATTGGACATTTCCGCAGTTTCCTGAGAATAATACTTGGGAGATTCGTTATTTATGTTGGAGAGCGTGTGGTGAAACCAGAGAACATAGCACACGACTTGCTAACGAAGGCTATATGCCTGCGTCTTGGTGGATGCTTTATAGGGATGATGGGAGATAGATTATGGAAAATGAAATGAAAGAAGAAAAGACTGTCCCTCTCAAAGAAATAGTGCCATTTGAGATTTGGCAAACTATTTTTGAGAAGATGATGGAGAGGGAAGAGCAGAGATGGGAGGGAGAGGAACAATGACCGTTTCCGAACTGATTGAGCAGTTGAAGAACTATCCGGGTGATATGCGGGTATTGACTCTTGGGTATGAGGGTGGGTATAATGATACTCAACTCACAACTGATGAGGTTGTATTCAACTTCTCAAAGAATGATGCTTGGTATTATGGGCCTCATGAGACTGTGAGATTTACCGATAGTGATACTGGTACAATGTGTTTGATTATTACGAGGGCAAAATGAACTGGCATTATGGTAATCCTATTGGGGAAGGACAATATCTTTGTTGTGTGATTGGCTATCGATATCCTGTCGTTACCGATTGGCATGATGGAGCATGGGGTAAATGGCATACAGGCAGAGAGAAGACATGGGTTCCTCTTGATGAAGAACAAGTTATATGCTATATTGGTTTTGATGAGATTCCTATGCCGGAGGGTTGGTGATGAAAACTGAAACTCTTGAACTAACTAAGGTTGAACTTGATTATCTGCTTAGTATTGTTCATGAACATATTGACTCTGGTGTTTCATGGGGCAATCATGCTCAGTTTGTAAAGATGCAAAACAGGGTTTTGGAAAAGATTGAGGAAGCATACGATATGGCTTTTGGTCATAAAACGTAAAGCCTTGAAGCGTAACACTTTACGCCAAGGCCCGCCGCCAGCGTTTGACGTAAACTCTTACGTCATAAAGACTTGTAACACAAAAGATTTTTTCAAGAATATCGCTTGACAATACCGATAATAGTGGTAGAATAGCAGCATAAGGAGAACCATGATGAACGATGATCAAATGAAAGGCTATCTTCGCCTACTGGCAGGATGAAACGTATTTTGAGTTTGGGGATTTTCTACAGAAGTATTCTTTGCCAAACTTTGCTGAAACCCATATAGGGTGGCATGAGGCGGCAAACGAAGTGATGCATGAGCCGTTTGGCCTTCAAATGCCAAAACTGGTAGTGTGTCCTAAAAATGGTTCTATTATGCCAGAGTATTATCTGCAAAAGGAATAGGTATGGAATGGATTAGTTTTTTCGGGCCTCGTCGCCCTATCAACGGACAGAAGGTTTATTACTTTGGCGAGTATATTGGGGTGTGGCAGGGAAGATATGAGATTCATAAGGACGATCCAGTAAGTGAACATATCTTGATTTGTGAAGAAACTCCCGGTATAGTAGATCGTATGGATGCTCCGTGGTGGATGCCATATGAGGGACAGCCAAAACCGCAACGACCAGCAAAGGATTATCCTGACGATTATCCACGACTAATGGTATCTAAGGATGGCAGGGAAATCTGGACAACTGAGGGGCGTGTTGGATTTTACGAGGAATAATGATGGCTAAAAACTTCAAAGATTTGATTAGTGCTGACCCTAAGACTATGACTAGGGAACAGGCTATGATTTATGTTATCAACTTTTTTAACTCTCGTATGATGACAACGAGCCAAAAACATGTAGATAAGGCCAAAGAGTTGATTGGACTACATGAGATTGGTACCAGCGAACTGGTTAACAAGTATGTGGAGTTAGTTTATGAAAACTCTTGATAACGTTTGCTATTGTGGTAACTGTAATGAAATGTGCTATATGCTAGATAAGCACGAGGTTTTTTGGAGTTTTTGTGCCGATTGCTACTGGTGGTATCTAAAGTATTGAAGCGTAAGACTTTAGAGAGAACCGGGGCGGCCGGATTTGACGTAAACTCTTATCTATCAACCACTTAGGATTTTTTAAAGAAACCCTCTTGACACTGCCGATAATGTACTGTAGAATCAAAGCAGCAACAGGAGAGAGGTTATGTATCTGGTACTGATGGTTCAGCACGACCGGGTGATTAGCGTTAAGGCTTTTCGCAACTTCGATCTGGCTACGTTCCATGCGGATAATCTGGTGATGAGCCAGGACGGAGTGAGCAACGATATGCCCGATTGGGAAGACGGCGACTACCGCAACGTATTCACTGCACACAACGGAATCTCGATCATGATCGAACCTTGTGACGAACCGGAGATGAGTGACGATAGGTTTCAGTCTAGCAACTACGGAGTAAATCTGATATGAAAATCATCTGGACAAATGCGACCGAAAAGCAACTCAAGCAGGACTATAAGGCTCTGCTAGCGGCTCACAAAAAGGCTCTAAAGGAAGAGTTGACGTGGGATATGTTTGGTGGTACGATTACCATCAACGGGCGAACTTACCAAGTGGCATAGGGAGAAAACAGATGGCAACAAGCAAGCAGTGGATCGAGAGCGACTTCAACGAGCCGGGAGAGACTACCTACTTCTTTCACCGCAACCACAGCGGAGTCGCCCATGTAACGCTGGATACCGATGGGTCAATCGTGTTTGAGGGCTACCAGCGAAAGGTGACCATCCGCAACATCGGAACGTTGAAGGAGCAAGTGGTGATCGAAAAGGCCGCCGATCTGGTGGTTTGACGCAAAGCCTTGCCGCACAACACTTTGCGGCTTGGCTGGCCGCACACTTTTGGCGTAAACTCTTGCCGCACAACAACTTAGGATTTTTAAAGAAAACCCTTGACACTGACCGATAATAGAAGTATACTTAGGGAAACAAGTGGGTGGGCCGTTGGCAGAATGATATCAAAGAAGCCACGGTTAAATGGCGGTCGAGTATGGCTCAACCCAACGCTTGTCTTTCCTAATCCTACGGATTTGGCTGGGGTGGCTGTAGTCAGCGAAAGTTTAAAGGTCTTGACAAGGTTTAGCCGATAAGGTATAATGATAGCACACTTACGAGAACAAAAATGAAGATTAATATTGTGATTGAATCTAGTAATATCTTTGATGCTGACCAGTTTATTGATTGGCTTAATGACGAGTTAAGCATGGGAAATATGGGTACTGACGCCGACACTGTGGCTACTGGTTATACTATTATTGAAGAATAAAATGAAACAGAATAAACTACATGGAGAAGTTCGATTTCATTTGAGCAACGGGGCTCATTATATGCACTGGCAAATAAAAGTTAAACAGGGTGGAGAAACAGTTGATGTATACTATGTTGACCCCAAAAAATATCAGTTAGAAATGCGGGGCTGTATATTGTGGAATAGGCCGAATAAGGCTAAACAAGTATTTGAGAATGGTGTGCATGATGTTAGTGGGTGGGTGCGATGTGAAGAAGTTATGCTGAGGAAGGATTTTTATCCATCTCTACCTATTGACAATCTCGAAAAGTTGTTTTATAATCCAATCCGTGACCCACACTGGCGACGAGAAAGCGACAATAGTGAGTTCATTTGGGATGGCACAGAATATGACACCTTGATTACTGACGGTAAGCAAGTTTATATTCTAGAAGAGCGTAACGGTAGTTTTGACGGCATCCACGAAATAACCCCTAAGTATACAGAAAGTTTTGGAATATGATTAATCTGCAACTGACTGTTCGTGAGGCTCTGACGCTTGCTACCGATAGCAGCCTGAGCGGAGATATGTACGATAAGATTGTAACCGCTTTTGAAGTGGCATTGGGTGTGAACCAGAATCGCACCGTGACCATCACTGGTGGAATGAATACGGATAATCGTATTTCTTGCATCAAGGCTATTCGACTCCACACCGGATGGGGGCTGAAGGAAGCCAAAGATTGGAGCGATGGCATAGTTGGGGGTTGGAAGTACGACAAGTGGCATCCGGCTCCGGCTGGAACCAAGCAGAGCATCACTCTCAAAACGCCGGAAGCGGCTCAAAATCTGCTGCGTGATCTGGTAGCGTTGGGTTGTGAGGGACATCTCTCATGACGCAAAGCCTTGAACCGTAAGACTTTACGGCAAGGCACCGCGGCCCGATTTGACGTAAACTCTTTATCCATAAGGACTTGCATCAAAAAGATTTTTCTCAAAGTTTCTGCTTGACGCTGGCCGATAATGAGTGTAGAATAGCAGCACACACGGAGAAGAAACCATGAAAGTGGCTGACGGTAACGAAAAGTTGGGCAAGGGTTGCGTTGTTGTTTCGCGTCCGGTTGGAGATACTTGTCCTCCCGATTGCGACTATTTGGATAATGGCTGCTATGCCGAGCAAAGCGAAAAAATGTATCCTGGCGTTCGTCCGGCCGGTATGCAGAATCTTGTGACTGAGAAGAATCGCATTAGGGCTATGATTCTTGATGCCGACCGTCGCAAGAAAAGTATTCGTTGGCATGAGCGTGGCGATTGGTTTCTCAATGGTAGTCTCGACCTTGACTATCTTGCTAATGTAACGTGGGCTTGTGAGAGTATTCTTGCCGAAGGTAAGACTCTGCCCGATATGTGGTTTTATACCCATATTTATGATAATAGACTTGTGAGTCTGGAAAAGTATATGAATGTATACGCCAGCGTTCACGATGATAACGATATGGGAGAAGCACTGGCACAGGGTTTCAAGTTGTTCGCATGGTGTGATAGCGACGAGAAGATTGCCCCGAAGCGTCCGCGTAGCAAGGCTAAGGCCGAGGCTTGGCGTAAATCTCTGCCGAAACTCGTCGTGCTGAACGGGACAAAGTTTGTCACTTGCCCCGAAATCCGTCGTGGTCGTGGCGTTGTCACTTGCACACCGACCAAGGGTAGTGTATCATGCGAACTGTGCGTCAAGGGTTTGGCTAACGTTTTGTTTCCATCACACTGAGGATAACAATGGAAAATATGACACTAGAAGATTTGCGTATTAGTATAAATAACTTTATGCCTACATGGGTAGAGATTGAAACAGACGATGATGGACAGATTGTGATTTATACTAATCTAGTTGAGAATGATAATGGCGAACTTGTGGAGATAGAATAATGAAAAGTTATGCTTGGACATATCTCGACCTACGAGAAGTTTGCGACTATAATAAGTTAGACTATGGTAGTGTGATAGATGCTATTAGCAATAGTGATGTTAGTTTTGGTACGAATACTGACACCCTGATTAGCCAAGAAACATTACAATCTATTCTTGACGATAATGATTTTGGTGTTGAGTTAGATTTTGCTAAGTACGATAATACCGTAGTTATTTCTTTAGGGAGTTGACAATGGGTAAATACTATGTAAAGAGCGGCACACTAGAAGTTATTGTTTCTAAGAAAAATGCTTTTGAGGCTGCTATTAGTGGTTTGTTACTGACAAATAAGTTTGATACTATCGACGAACACTTTTATGTTGATGAAAGAGGGTATCGAGACTATGTTAGTGCAGATCCGAAGACTAACGTAATCGCTACAAAAAGTATCGTAAGAGGAGCCGGGTGGGAACTTTCACGAGATGATGACTGAATAACCATAAGTCCTTGGTGCATAAGACTTTGCATCAAGGCGGGCCGCCCGGGTTTGACGTAAACTCTTGATACGCAACGACTTAGAGAAAATCGTGAGAAACATTCATGGAGCGTGGTTGACAATGCCGATAACAGTGGTATACTGACAGCATCACACGACAAGACGCTGGTTGATCGCAACACAAAAAAGTTCGACCTAGCACTTGACACTGTGATGACTGGTTGGTATAATGGTTTTAGTTGGTTTCACTTACTACTTTGGAGGTTTTTATCATGCAGAAGTTTGCTTTCAGTGTCGATGTTGTGGCTACGGAACTTGATCGTGATGCGGTTGCCGAGTCCATTCGTGAGTGTCTTGAGGGTTGTCTGCCGGGCGACGTTCATGCGTCGGTCAAGGCTGGCGAAGTCAAGAGTTTTTCGGAGCAGGGTTACAAGGTGTGGCGAGCCAGGGTTACTGGCGTGACTGCCGAGGCTGCGGGTGACGCGGCCAACCCTAAGACCAAGAAGGAAACGGTCGAGGCTTGACCTTGACCAACTGGACTATGCCAGTATAAATAGATTTTAGGCATAGTGCGGCGGGATTCGTCCCGCGTAATGGGTTCGTTGCAGACCTTGGGTGCAACATAGTAGCGGTCAAGCCAGACTAGATAACCGGAGTGGCTTCCGGGAATAGGTTCGGCTACTATAATATATAACTTACCGATAGTATACGAACCAACTATCAAACCGTATAGCCTGCATGGGACGCCATGCGGGCTTGCGGCGTTGAATCGGTATGCTATAATAGAAACACGGCCCCATAGTTCAATGGATAGAACAGTTGCCTTCTAAGCATCTAATAGAGGTTCGATTCCTCTTGGGGCTATTTGTAAAGTATTGAGGTATAAGACTTTACGTCGAATGGCCGCGGCCAGATTTACTCTAAAGTCTTCATCTATAAGGACTTAGGATTTTCTCAAGTCCGATCTATCGTTTTGCCGATAAATACTCTATGGATGAGAAACGGGTCTTGACAAGGAATGGAAATATGCTACAATGGGTAGGAGTAATCATAGCACTGTTAGGGTTGGCCTATAATGGTGTAAAAGATTATCAAAGTGGGAATATAAAAATCCCAGAGTTGGCTCAACAAAAAGAGTTGACAAAGGTAGTTTATCCGGTACAATACTGTTTAATGGCGTATGATCCTAACGTAAACAAAGTTTTTTATCAACACGAAAATGGTCAATGGTATGATTACCCTCCACAACAACGACGATATGCGTCCTCGACGCAACATTATCAAAATCAAGAAGGTTATGCCCTGGGAAATGCGTCAGGGTCATCAGGAACATCGGGATACCGTGTTCGATAACCGTCCCAAGCGTCAACGTACTCGTTCTGCTCAAAAGCGTAGGGCTTGCGAGGATTATGACTATTGAATATAATAGTGGTATTGCCGAAGTAACTCAGTGGTAGAGTAGTTGTTTTGTAAACAACCTGTCGGGGGTTCGATTCCCTCTTTCGGCTTTATATTCCGGGGTAGTGTAACGGTAGCACTAGAGATTTTGGTTCTCTTTGTCTGGGTTCGAATCCTAGCCCCGGAACTATTCTGTGATAGCTCAATGGTAGAGCTGGCGGCTGTTAACCGCCCGGTTGTAGGTTCGAGTCCTACTCACAGAGTTTAGGAATCTTGGCCGAGTGGTTTAAGGCAGCGGTTTACTAAACCGCCGAAGAGAAATCTTCCACAGGTTCGAATCCTGTAGATTCCGTTTAAGTCGTTGGTAGATAACACTTTACGTCAAATACCCGCGGCCGTTTTTGTCGTAAACTCTTTGTCGATAAGGACTTAGGAAAAGTTCAAGAATCGTATTGACAAGTGCCGATATCTAGTATAGAATGGCTTGACTATGGGGCGTTGCCGCCGGTAGTGGCAAATACTCTTATAAGGTATTCAAAAGGAAGGTTCGACTCCTTCACGCCCTACTTTGAAGTCTCGGAGGCTGACGGTCTGGCAGTTTATGGTGTTCTGCCCAAACAAAAACACCCGTGGATTACCTAATCCTACCGATTTGGCGAGGATGGCAGTAGTCAGCGAAAAACTAAGGTCTTGACAACGAACAACCGATAAGATATAATGTCGCTAATGGGGCTTTAGCTCAGTTGGTAGAGCAAGGGTCTTTTAAACCTTTGGTCGTGGGTTCGAGTCCCACAGGCCCCACTTGACAAGTTTGATTGTTTGGTGTAGAATAGAGTCAAAGGAGAAGAGACTATGCCATACTATGATGATCGTGATTATTTCTACAACGGCGATGATATTGATGAGTTGTATGATGATGACATGATTTTTGAGGAAGATTCTGAAGAAGATACCTATGTTTCTTCTTGGGAATACGATTATCATAATCTAACTGAAGAACTTATCGATGAGTGATTCTCTCCTAACGGACGCAACTTGGTGGGACAAGTATCTTTTATAAGGATTATCCTTTCTTTCTCTTCTTAGTACGTTCAAATCGTACCGTCCGTTTTTATGAATGTTATGAATACTCCTATTGAAGATGTTAGAAAAACTGAACACGGCATTATTCAAGGTGCTAGCCACACTTGCCATGTTCTGAATCATAAGATTCGTACAAAGATTGTAATCAAAACTGTTTGTGATCTGCGAAAGATAGCGGATCAGTTTGATAGTATTGCCTGCTGTGGCGTAAGCGGATTAATGGTTGTAGGCCAGATTGCAGAGTTGCTAAACAAAAACATTATCATTGTAAGGAAAGATGAAAAACGATACAGTGAGTTTAGAACTGAGGGGGCTTCTCCTTTTAGGTATGTGGTTGTTGATGATCTTGTTTGCTCTGGAACCACGATAAAGCATATTAAGAATGTGATTAAAGACGAATACCCAAGAGCAAGGTGTGTTGGTGCTTATATGTATTTGCCCGAAGAATGTGCATACAACACAGAAACTTCTAAACTGTTTGAGCGTGATTTTGGATTCCCGTTCCTAAACCCTTGTCCGCCAAGAGTTTAGAACGAATCCCGGCGCCCGCCGCTGCCATAAAGTCTTGTGGCGTAAGGACTTGTGACGATTATTTTTTTTCGCAAGTTTGGCGGTTGACAGTGCCGATATCTAGTGTAGAATCAGCGTATCGAAGTTAGAAACCTACCACTGAGGAGATTACAAATGCCTGCTGCTGTTGAAAACATGATGTTCGTTGGTGCTACCCCTTGGCACGGTCTGGGCAATCAGGTCGAAGCCGATATTGGCGTCGAAGATGCTATCGTGTCCGCTGGTCTGGATTGGGAAGTTGGCTTGAAGGATTTGCAGACCGTTGACGGTGTTCCCGTGTCCCATCGTGCGACGTATCGCAAGACTGACGGCAGCATCCTTGGCGTAGTCGGGCCGCGTTATACCCCGCTTCAGAATCGGGATGCGTTTGATTGGTTCCAGCCGTTTCTCGACGCTGGCGAGTGCAATATCCATACCGCCGGTTCGCTCCATAGCGGCCAGAAGGTCTGGGTACTGGCTCAACTCAACCGTGACAATAGCGAGATTGTTCGCGGTGACGAAGTGTCCAAGTTTATTCTCCTGAGTAATAGTCACGATGGAACGACGGCTATTCGCGTGGGCTACACCCCCATTCGAGTGGTCTGCGTCAACACGCTGGCTATGGCTCACGGTCATTCGGATAGTAAACTTATTCGTATTCGTCACACTCGTTCCAGCAAGACTAATCTGGATAATGTCCGCGATATTATGGATAATATCAACGTCCAGTTTGAGGCTACTGCTGAACAGTTCCGATTCCTTGCTAGTAAGGATTTCAATCAGAACGATGTTCGTCGATATGTCAAGACTATGCTTGGTATTGAGGGTACGGTCGATGGTGACATCAAGACTCGCACCCGTAATATCATGGACGATATTCTGGCCCGTATCGAAGGCCCGAAGCAATCGGCCACGAATGTTCGTGGTACTTGGTGGGCTGCTTACAACGGCTTCAATGAATACCTGAACTATGCCAAGGGTCGCACCGACGATAATCGGCTCGACAGTCTCTGGTTCGGTGCTAACGGTAACGACAATATCAAGGCTCTCAATCGTGCGTTGGAGTTCGCTAACGCCGTCTGACATACCTTCGTGGTGGTGGGTGGGCGAGAGCCGTCGTAGGGAACGAGGGAATAACCTACGGCGGCTTTTCGCCGCTCATTCTAAACCGTTGATGCGTAAGACTTTACGACGAACGGGGCCGCGAAACTTTGTCGCAAACTCTTGTGGCCACTAGACTTAGCGAAAGTATCTCACAACCACCCTATAGACGAATGGCTGGAATGACGATACAATGGATGTAAGTGCTGTGGCTGTAAGGAGTTAGAACAAGAATGATATTTGATATTTTTAGTATGAGTCTTATTACAATATATCTTATTCCTATTCTTTTGTCCTATCTAATCCACCGGATTTGCTGTCGTTGCTGTTAGTCAGCGTAAAATCCAACAATAGTAAACAGTTGATCTTTTCGTAACTCTATGAAATACAACACCTTGCGGCAAATAGTAGCGTATGGTACAATAGAGTCATGGTGCAGAATAGTAATATGGTGGAATAAAATAGTCTCATAATCTATTCTAGAATATTTTGGCCCCTTATTAATAGTTTAAGAGTAGTCTGATCTTTAACGGAGCCCTTTGAAAAATGAAAAATATTAAAGAAATTCTGCGGGAACTGTCTAAGTTGGGATACTCTATTGATAGTGGTAATGGTAGTATTGTTAAGATTTATCATCCTGATACTACTAAACCATTTTATTCATGTCATATTGGTGAACGGGCAATTCATCCACTGAAAAGATTTGCTAAGAGGAATTGGAGTTTAGATTTGAGAAACATTTAGATCGTGTGAACCCAAAATAGCTAGTAACTGATGTTGCAGGATTATTATAGCTCTGCTAGTTGCTGTGGCAAGTTGACCTTTTTAGACTTTTTCTTGCCTAGTCTCACTTTGGGTTTGACGATAAAGGGGATTGTAATTTGTTCTCCAAATCTGCTATTAATTTCTGTTGATTTTCTATCATTTGTTGCAGACGCATAACTTCAAAGTATAGTTTGCCCACTGTGGTAAATATTAGATCGTCCATAGAGTTCTCCTAAGAGTTTATTAGTATAATAAGTATTATATCCTTGCGCCCTGCATAATATATATGACTCTGTGGATTGTGTGTCAAGATAACGTTTTTTTACCCAACGCTCACTATTTGATGTAAGTCCTTATAAACAAAGCACTTGCGTCAAGGGTGGAGTGTGGTATAATGGTGGTGTGGTGGTTGTAACAAGTATGTAACTAGAAACTGAGGTGTTTTATTCTAGGATTTTTTATCTGTTCAGCCGTGATTCTTGGTTTGGTTTCTAATCCTAATCTGGGACGTTTCTAATAATACTATTCTAATCCCGTGATAAACTTGTCTTCAATCGGATTTCTGCATAACAGAAATTAAATCCGACATTAATTATCACTAAGAAATTATTATGTTTAAACCACTGGTGATAAGCTTGTCTTTAGCTGGCAGTATTGTGGATTATCCAAAAGATAAACAGTTTGTTTTTGATGGAGATTATACTGATGTTGCTCAAGAATATCTCGATAAGAACAAATCTAAAGATTCTTTTGATCCCAATGAAATATTATACAATGCCATCATTAAAGAGATACTTGAAAATGGATTATCACCTTGACGGTTAGGCCGATTAATCTACTATACCATATGGTTATGTAGTGTCAAATGGATTTGGCAATTTTACTTTTTTTTAACAAAGGAGATTCTATGAAGAATTTTGTTATTGCTCTTATGATTGTGGTCGGTATGGTTAGTTCAGTTTATGCTGGTGAATGTGCTAATGGAGTTTGTTCAGCACCACTAGTCAGACCAGTTCGTAAGGTTGTTAATATTACTAAGGAAGTTGTTGTTGCTCCTGTTCGTGCAGTAGTAGCAATTGCCCCTGTACGTTCAGTGGTCGCTATTGTTACTCCTAATCGTTGTTGCACTGAAACTGTAGCAACTGATTGTTGTGGAAGTGCAACCAAGGAAGTTGTTAAGTATCAACCAGTAAGGCGTCGTCTGGTTAATCGTACAACTGTTGTTTCTGGTGGTTGTAACTGTCAGTGAGTAACTAAAAAGTATTCCCCAATGCGTCTCATATTATCTCCAAATAGTATGAGGCGTAGTTGGGGGTTATGCTTTAGCAAGAGTAACTCAATGGCAGAGTGGCAGGTTTCAACCCTGATTATACGGGTTCGAGTCCCGTCTCTTGCTTTTAATGCAACAATAACTCAGTTGGTAGAGTACTAGATTTCCAATCTGGCTGTCGCGGGTTCGAATCCCGCTTGTTGCTTTTTTGTGGGCTAAATGTTTCAGCCTATCTTTTCGGGTCGATTTTTATGATAACAGTCAGCGGAATACTAATAGTCTGAACTTTTTATAAGCCTCTTAGTCTCAGCTAAATATTCCTGTTCGCAATTATAGAAACAGTCAGTAGAATTATGATCTATTATACTCTTAATACTAATATTGATGGTAATAAGATCTTGGGTGATATACAAAAATTAGTCAACAAATTTCCCCAGAGCGAACTTGTTCATAAAGTATTAGTTATTAAGTTAGAAACTATTAGTGATCATAATGGAGATAGTCCGTTGCCCAAATTAGAATACAAGGATTTGTAATAAAAAATTGTATTGTTGAGTAAAGTTGTAAACTCTATTATAAATGTATGATTCATTAGTCCCACCTAAACTAATGGATTTGGTTTCTATGGGTACAGTCAGTGGAAATTTATGAAAATAACATCTCAAGATTTTATTGTTAAGAATACTAATGTGGACAGTAAATACTATACCACATTTCAATATCAAGAATTCACAGATGATGATGAGTTCTACAGAGTAAACAAAGATGGTGACAAAGTTTTCGCCAAGGTTATTAAGAGTGGATTAAGCAGAGATATGAAGAACTCTAATCCTGCTCAATACAAATATTATGTAAGGGGCAATAATGGTAAGAAATTATTTGATCCATTTCCCAAATATAGTATTAGTGACAACAAAGGTTCTTTTCTTGACAAAGTTTGCAAGGGTGAACAACAATTTATTGAAGTGACTAAATCGGTTTTTGAAAAGTATATTACCTTTCTTAAGACAGAGAGTAATCAATATTTTATTAGTGCTCAAAGAGAGATTATGTAACATGAATCTGTTGGCTCAAACTATCATTAGAAAACCATTGGCGCCAGTATTAATACAAGATAAAAATACGGCTATCATGATCTCATCATTAGTTCTCATACTTTCAATATACGCCCTATACAAAATCATGGTGTACTATGGCCGATAATGAGTTAGGAATTTTACAGGATTATGGTTTGGTCATTTTATATTGTTCATTAATATTATATGGCCTATTTATTCACTATCTGCAACAAACTTATGGGTATCCTTGTGAGTAGTCAGGAATTAACAGTCTGGACTTTCATGGGAGTCCTTTACATATTTTGTACTATTCTCACCATTTTTATCTCAAAGGGCGAAAAATGAAAAACGATCAATTTCATATTCCTTTCATCAAAAGTTTGTTCCTAATTGCATTTGTCACTATAGTTTCCATGGTTTCTGCTCGCATCTTCCTACAAAATTCATTTTCAAACCATTCAAATAGTGCCGAATTTACATCTTTCAAATCGTATAATGAAGCCAAAGCGAGTGAATAATCTCTAATAGCACACAGTTTGCTGTTAAAGTAATTAATTTCCACTTATTATCTTATGCCGTGGTGGAAAATGGTTAAAGGCCAGTATAGGAAATGGCCGATAAAGGGTATTGACAACCAGTGTTTTCTCTGGTATACTGGATCAGTGTAGTAGTGGTAGTTTTCTTAATATTTAACGGGGAAAATGAAGATTTATGTATAGGAATGTTCTTCTGACCGATAAAGAAATCGCCCTCCTTAAAAGGGTAGTTGGTGACTATCTTCACGAAAAAATCACTCCAGAAGCACGAAATTTGACCATTATTCATTCTCGTCTTAGGAGTGTTAAGCCTCTTGTTTCTAATAATCAATTCTTTAATTATGGTAAATAGGGATGTAATGGGCAACAAATCAAAATAATATATCATCCTGCGGGCCTTCATCCCACGAATCTGATTTTTTCAGATTTTCTATAGCCCATAATGGTTGCAAATTAGAGAAATGGAAACATTCTTTAACTTGAGCAGGATCAGATAAATCAAATGAAGATACAGGGCGAATATGGTCAATATGCCAACCATTTAATGACCAATTTTGCCAACACATTCCATCCTTAAATTGAGACTCTAAATATTCTATTAACTGTATTTTGGAACATCCGACTAACTCCATAGTTGAATCATTTTTCTTTAATCCTTGTTTTTTAAGAGAAATATATAACCTAGTTCTTAATGCGTTGCATAATTTATACTGCAAATTATTTTGATTATATTTTTTATTTCTTTCTCTTTTTTTCTTTAAATAATTATCTCTATTTTTACCATTTCTATATTTTTTACTATATTCTTTACGTTTATCTTTATTATTGTAATAAAATCTTTTTTGACGCCCTATATTTTGTTGTTTTCTTTTTGGGTTATTTTCTCTTGCTCTTAAATATAGTTTTCTGTGTTCTTTATTACAAATATCACAACGTTTTTTTGGCCCTTTAGCATCAACTAATTCTTTGTCACAATCTAAACATTTTCTCATGTTAGTGCCTCTTGACTACCGATAAGTTCTATGGTAGAATACACCAAAACCCACAAAATCTGTATGAAACCCACAAAATGATCGAACCTACCATTTATACTCTTGATGAGGGGAAAACTTATCAAATAGATTTTGAACGAACAAAAGATCATGTGAAGTTCCAAACTATTAAAAGGATCAAGTTTTTGACTATGGATGATCTATTGAAACTAAGAGAGAATATTGATAAGATTACTATTAAGTTTAAAAAGTAAAATTTGGAGAAAAATAATGACTAACGAACTCAAGGATAGAATCAAGAACTTTATTGTTAGTTGGGATAATACTATTGATGATGAGACTATGGGATTGGCCGATTATGATTTGTTTTTAGAAACGGCTATTAGTCTGTTAGAAGAAACTATTGGAGAATAACTAATGGAACAAGATGAAATAGGTCGCATGGATATTTGTAGACATTTGCTTCCTCCTCCTGGTGATGAAGTTGTTGGACAATTAATTGCAGAGATTCGTAGACTAAAAGAACGAGAAGTGTTATGGGAACAATGTGCTGATAAAACAATGCTAGTATATGGCGGTTGTTATCGACCAACTGATTTGGAGAATAAGTAATTATGGATTGGACTATAATACATAAAGTAGTAATAGTCTATTTTAGCACTGCTATTTTTATATGTTCTCTTTTAGTTTGGAGCGATCCTTTGATTAATATGCTATCTGTTGGATTTTTGTTAGGATTTGTATGGAACGAAACTTTTTTTGCAGGGAAAAGAAATGATGATTGAACGAGAGCCTATGGCATGGGCCGTTATGCAACCAGATTCTTATTCTGTTTTTGTATCATATCATCAAGCAGTTGCTCATCGAAATAACTGTTCTGATGGACATATTATTCCATTGTGGGCGAATCCTAAAGACAACCCTGTGATTTTAAGACCCACTAAAGAACAGAAAGAAAATTTTATGAAAGTCTTTGAGGAAAAGAAATGAAACTAACTAAAGAGGATATTATAGTATACTCACTATTGATTTTGGGATTTTTGTTTTTTGTAGTAATTGTGCCAATAGGTTTGAGTAGTATGATTTGTGAATATTTGGAGAATAACTAATGATAACTATACCTCGTTGGGAATATTATCTTCTTTATTTTATTGCATTTATGCAATGTCTAAAATTTATAGATAGGATAGTTGAGTATAACAAATGAATCGTCTACAACAAGCCACCAAAACTTGGATAGAATCTGTGCAGAAATATTATGAGAATACTCCTCGTAATGAATTGACCCAAATTTATATGAGGGGATATTTTAGTGGTTGGAGTGAGAGGGAGATATTGGGATTGGCCGAAAAACTACTAAAGAATGAACAAGACTATCCTTTGTATAGAGAGAATGAAGAATGAAACCTTCAGATAAACAAATCAAAGTGATAGAATTTCTTGAGCAACAACTCAGGTTCTGGAAACAGAGCAACGATATTAATTCGCCATCTCATTGTGGTGATATTAGTGAGTATGCTAGTAATATGGATAATATTTTATCAGAAGATGAGATTCAGGATGTTGATATATTAACTACAGAATTGTATATCAATATTTTGGAGATAGAGTAATGTCTCTTATTGTTGTTGATGTTGAAAGCGATGGGCCTATTCCCTGTGAATATAGTATGATTTGTTTTGGTGCGGTAATTTTTGACGAAAATCTAAACGAAACATTTTATGGACAAACAAAGCCTATTTCTAAAAACTATCAACCAGACACATTAAAAATAAGTGGATTTACTAGAGAACAACATGAAAATTTTGATAATCCATATGATGTAATGGTAAAGTTTAGTTATTGGATAAAAGAAAACAGTAAGGGTAAGCCTATCTTTATAAGCGATAATCCGTGTTATGATTGGCAGTGGATAAACTATTATTTTCATTATTTTATTGGAGAAAATCCTTTTGGATATTCTGGCAGAAGAATAGGCGACTTATTTTGTGGTATGAAATTGGATATGAGATCATCTTGGAAACATCTTAGAAAAACTATTCACGACCACAATCCGGTAAATGATGCTATAGGTAATGCTGAAGCATTACTTCAAATGAAACAAATGGGTCTAAAAGTCTAAACCAAAAGGTTGTCTTTGGAGAATTAAATTATGTCTTGGAACTATCGCATGGTTAAAACTGTAACTAAAATTCCTCTTGGAGATATTGATATATTAACCACTGAATTGTATATAAATATTTTGGAGATAATGAAGAATGAACGATAAACTCAGAAAAAATGTTCAAGAGTTCTTGCTTGACTATGAAGAAAGACTTTTTATGTTAGGACTTCTTAATGGTGGTAATATAGAACATACTCTTGCTGATGATTTGAAAACAACTAATTTCTTATTGGAAACCTCTGTTAATCTTTTGCAACAGTGTGTGGTTGATGATTACAAGATAGTTCCTCAAGATGGAGAATAATCAATGAGTATTGTTACTAAAGATTGTTATAAGGCTGATGTTTTTAACTTTAATGTTGAGCATAATGGGGGTCTTATTGATCTTACTATTAATAATGTTATATCTTGGGAATGGATGAAAATGAAGTTGACTAAAGAGGAAGCCAAGGGATTAGCCGATTTTCTTTATGATACTATTGGGGAAAAGAAGTGACTAAACCAACTCTTGCTGAAGATATTGGCATTGCTATTTCATGTGTGCAAGATTATCTAGATACTATTGACTGTGTAGAAGAACAGGAGCATTATGATACAGTTCGTCTAAGAATTGAACGATTAATGCAATTTTATTATCAACTAACAGGATTTGATCCTAATGGGGAAAAGAAATGAATGGAGTGAATATCAAAAAAGAACTAGAGACTCTGGATCGTAATGATTTTGAATCAGTTTGTGAATTGGTTGATAAGATAGTATTTGATCTTAATGATATTCTAGTTAAATGTGATAGTGAAACTATGCTAGGTGCTGCCACAGATTATATGATTGATCTTATTAATCCTGAGTTTTTAGATTTTGGAGAAAAGAAATGAATAGAAGAAGTCTTATTAAATCTTTATTGCCAATGATGGCCGGAATTTTACTTTTTAAGAATATATCTGGTTCATATGAGTCATATATTTACAAAGGTAAAAAACTCACCATTGTATCCTCAGACATTTTACAGGATATAGCCAATAAAAAAGAACTCGCACTCCCTAAATATCAATCTAATAAGAGTATCTTAGACGAAATGAAAATGTTTGTTGATATGAGTGAAAAGTATGAATTTGGATATGAAGTATATGAAGTATATGGATGCGTATATGAGGACGGTAATTATTCTGTTGTGTCATTTGGATGAATAGGAAAAAGAAATGAAACAATCATTGCCGTACCTATCTTCCCACCAATGAAATATACCAGCAATCAAATCTGCCAATAATATAGCTAATATTACAAATAAAATATATACCATTTGTACCTCCATATATATTAAGGATATACACTTTTCTTAAAGACGTACCTTGACAAGTGACGATACTGCTGTATACTTGATTAAAACCCCTACTTGGAGAAAAATAATGACTATAAATGAACTTGGTAAGAAAATTAAGACTTTAAAAGGTTATCCTCTTAGAACAGATATTGATGTAACAGTTATCAATTGTGAAGATTCTATGGAAGATAATCCTATTAATGATACTACTATTGTTTTTGGTCTTTATGATAGCAATTCTCGTGTTAATCTTACTTTGCATGATGATGGAACTTGGAATTATGAGATAAATGGAGAAAAACAATGAATAAACTTGTACTATATTTTGATCCTATTGAGATTGCTAGTCTTGGGAATCTTGGCCCATTTCCAGAATGTTTGATATTTAATAACTGGGCTGATGCTGCTGATTGGTTTGAGCGTCATGATTGTATTTATGAAGAAGATTTTAAATTGACAGTTTTTACTATTAAGCGATATGGAAAAACTCTTAATGGTAAATATATGTGGGGAAAGGCTTTTCTATGAAAGTTTATGCTATAGTTTGTGAATATGGTGCTGCGTCTATTTATGAGAGCGTAGAAATGGTTTGTAAAACTCGTAAGATCGCAGAGTCACACTTTTTAAATGCTGACTTTGATGGGCGACCATATCGCATTATAGAAATGAATCTGGTGGATAAAATGTGGAAAGAGATTCCTAAAGCCCCTCAGTCAAGAAAGTCTGAAACAAGATTATCTAAGAAAAAGGCTAAGAAATGATTCAGCCAACTATTTATACTCTTGATAATGGTCAAACTTATCATATGTCTTTTGATAAGAGTGCATATAAAATTAAGTCTCAAACTAACCAAAATGTACAATTTATCAGATATGATGACTTGTTAAAACTAAGACATAATATAGAAAAAATTGTGGTTAAATTCAAATGAATAACTCCCATTCATTTAAAGCAGATTATTTTAACTTATTCATAAATAGTTATGATGCTGTTGATGGATTAAAGTATGAATATAGCATAATGCTTGCTCCTACAAAAAATCACGTTGTTAGTCCTCCTGTATCTAAGGATGAATTAAAGGCGTTAGCCGATTTTATCTACAAGGTTATTGGTTAAGCATGAGAGATATTAATACTGAACTTGATATTGTGAGTGTTTTTATTAGAGATGCCCATAAATATGGTCTTGTACCAGAGGTTGTTCTTTTTGCTCTAAAATATATGAAGAAGCATCCTGAGAGCAATATTGAGGATGCTATGAGTTATGGATTCGATGAATGGGTCAAGTAGCAGTTGACAACTGCCGATAAGTAGTGTATACTGGCAGCAGAACGAAGGAAACGAACTATGGTATACTCATACAAAGGGTTAATGAGAGTTAATATGAACTATTACATTGAAAAGCATGATATGGAAATTATTCTTGATGCTTTGGAAAATCTTGTAGAAGATATGAAACACGCTAAAGATAATGGTCATTTTAACTACGCATATAGCATTGAAGATGTTGATGGTCTTTTTCAGAGTTTTGATAACTCATTCAAGGAGGATGTTAAATGATCTATCTTTATCTTAACGAAACAGAAAAGTTGGCGGCTATTGTGGCCGAACTCGTTAAACTGAATATGGGCGTTGTTGCTGAACTTCACGGAAATAAATGGCACATTGAGGTAACTACATGAATACTGAATATTCTTTTAAGGATTTTGCTCACGAAGTTGCTGATTATATCGACGCAGAATATGATGGTGCTGATATGACCAATCTTAATGATGATGAAAGAATGACTATCAAGAATATGCTGGATGCTCATTATCATTTTAATGATAGTGTGAGTAATGCTGCTAACTATGTTATTCGTTATCTTAGAGAGAGCAGAGCGTGGATGGAGGATAATGTTCAATGAAAGTTTATGTAGTAATTGATTATCCTGGCATTGATCCTGACAGCGAAGAAGCAGACAATATTATTGAGTGTCTGGAAATGGATTTGGAAGCGTTCAGTGAAGAACATGGTCATATTTGGTATATTGATGATGCTACCGATGATTAAAGAAATTGTTGACAACTGCCGATACTATGGTATACTCGACTCAAAACCCTAACATTGGAGATAAAATGACCGTTCAACAACTGCGAAATATGGGCTATAAGGTAAAGGTTCTTCATAATCGTCTTTATAATGGCTATCATGCTTGGCAAGTAGGGGCTCACGAATATATTCAACAAAATGCTCCTGTTGATCCAGATAGTAAGGGTGGTTCTACCCAGGTAATTATTGACAGTCCAGATGGACAGCATTTTCGTGGTCTTGCTATGTGTAGCAAGAAGGAAAATTATAATAAGAAGATGGGCGTGAGAATTGCTCTTGGGCGAAGCGGAGTTAATATCTGAGATGGATAATATTTTTGATGAATATAATCCGTATGAACTTCGACAAATTTTTACGAAAAAAGATTGGCCGAAAGAATTTAAAAATGCTATTCATGAAGAAATAGCGTATGATCTGTTAGATAGTTGGCTAGAAACTGTTGACGAAGAAGCCTATAAGGAAAAAGTTAGGGATATTATTGAGAATCTTACTTATGGGTATGAGGACGAGGATGGTAATGAGATGACTGATTTTGTCGTAAATGAGTCAAAATGAGTCAAGGCCGCATTGACAAACGCCGATAACAGTGTTATACTACGTTCAACAACGGAGGAACTGATGAATTGGGTTTTTATTGTTTGTCGTGATAACAGTATTGAACAGGTTAAGATTTTTAAGGATTTTTGGGAAGGGGCTAAGTTTACAGACTCTTTCCTTAGCCACATTAATCCTCATCTGAAGAATTTTCCTGCTTATAATCGTAATGAGAATTATAAGGATGGAAATGTTAGTGTTGGACTTTATCGTGAGGGTGCGTAATTGACTGGTTTAAATGTTCAAGCCCCTTGGGCCGGTCTTTTAATTAATGGGCTGAAAAGCATAGAGACACGATCCTATCACATTCCAATGAAGTATGTTAACCATCCATTATATCTGGTTGAGACTCCGGGCAAACTTGGAAAATTTAAGGCCAGAGTTATTGGCACTATTACTTTTAGTGGCAGTTTTAAATATCCAAATAAGACCTCTTGGATTAATGACTATGATAAACATCTAGTATCACAAGATGATCGTCTTTATAGTTGGAATGATAAGCCAAAATACGGATGGGTAGTTTCGTATGTTGAAAAGTTTGACCAGCCTCTTGACATTAGTGGAAAACGCGGTATAATCTTTACTAACAACCTCACCCTTTTGGAGAATGTTTATGTCACCAGTTGATTATAAGTCTGCCGCTGAAGAATGTGCCAGATATATTATGGACAGTGATTGCGAACATAGTTCATACGAAGAATATATTGTGGACGGTAATGATCCACGCGATCATATTCTTTATCATGCTGCTATAGTTTTGGGTGTTGATAGTGAATTTCAGACTGATATTGACGAATATCTTAAAGAACTTACCACTTAATAAATTAACTTGGAGAAATAATCATGGGAATGGGTAGTTTTGCTGTTGGGTCTTTTGTGATCGAATATAAGGATCTGAAAAAGATTTGCCCAGATGAAATCAAGGCTCTTGAAAAGGCTAAATATTTCAAGGAAGTTGGTTGGCAAACTGTTGGTCAATGGTTGGCATGGGATGATCCTGAGCGAATTAAGGATACTTTGTTTGATGCTGTGCTTGATGATAAGTCTAAGCCTGTTATTAGACTGGGACTTATGGCAGAAGAAATTGTTGAGGATATTTTTCAAGACTATGAAAAACTTGTTATTGCTCTAAAAAATACGTTTAATAAAAAGACAGGACTCACTCTGTATTTTGATAGTTATGATGAAGATGGTGGCGGCAGATATGATAATCCTGGCGATAAGGATGGTTGTATTTTCTGTGTAGATGGAATGGTGCAACTTACTCCTGCTGGTGAGAAGTTTAAGGATATTATTAGTGAACGAAAGTGGACACAATTCGGGTGAAATATGAGTGATACAGAAATACGATCTTGGAATACTCTTTATGAGAAGTATCCCGAAATGTTTAGCAATCGCCACAAGTCCCGACGAGAATCGTGCATGAGTTTCGGGGTAGAGTGTAGTTTAGGTTGGTACGATATTATCGCTAATGTCTGCTACATGATAAAGCAGCATGAGAAAAATATTGTTTGGCAAACAGAATTTAAACAAAAGACTGATACAGAATATAAGAGTGATTATATTCCTGTAAAGTTTGACCAAGTTAAAGAAAAGTTTGGTGGATTAAGAATTTACCATTCTGGCGGAGATGATTATATTGATGGTTTAATTGGTATGGCTGAGAGTTTTAGTTATAAGATTTGTGAAATTTGTGGAGAAAGAGGACAACCTAATAAGGGTGGATGGATTAGTACGCTTTGTGACGAATGTAGAAATAAAAGTTATGACCAAACTACGAACAATAATTCTGGAGTTTGATCTGATCGAAATTCATTATAATGTTAACTTGAAAAAGAAACCTTACTTGGTTAGAGTATTTAGTTATAATAATAGTGATCCACATGAACTTAGACTTGATGAAGTTGAATTAAAAAATTTGTATAATATTCTGAAAGACTATAAGTATCTATGAGAACATTCAAAGAAAAAACAACCAAAGTAGTCGATGATGTTCATTGTGATGCTTGTGGAAAAAGTACAACAAATTATAATGATGTTGGGCCAGACTATGCAACGCTTGAAAGTTGCTGGGGATATGGTTCGTCTAATGATGGAAGCAGATATAACATTGATCTTTGCGAAACTTGTTTCTTTGAAGTGTTAACTTTTCTCAAAGAGAAACGACGAAAAGTTTTAGGTCCGTTTAATTTCCCTTACGATCACGATCCTCTAGATGGTATAGAGTATTTGTGATGGATGATTTCTCATATTTAACTGCTGCTAGTATCTTTGCTACTTATGTTGTAATAGATATGTTGTATGCTTGGTATATTATGAGCGTGAACAAGAAACGAGCATTGACTGCGGCTTTCCTTACCGCTATAATTTACAGTCTGCTGGCTTTCGGAGTAGTATCATATAGTAAAAATATTTACTATTTAATTCCGTTAGCATCTGGAGCATTTATTGGAACATATATCATGGTGAGATTTAAAGAATGACTGAAGAAGATATAAAAGATATACGTTCAGTAATAAATGAGCAGTATGATATTATACAACGACTCAAGCCGCTGATTTATAGTAATCACAAAATTCCACAAGACTTTCAAGGAATATACGAAGAAATTTTAGACTGCAATAAAGTGATGATGGAGATAGTTGATGGGCCAAAAGGTAGAATAGAAAGATTAATATAGTGTTATCTGATAAAGAGATAATCAATATCAAAAATATCTGTACTACAATTCAACAGTTAGTAGTTAAGTTTGATTACCACGATAGTAAAGTTGCAGAATTATGCTATACTGTTGATACTAGCATGAGAAAGATATTACAAATGCTTGAAGAATCATCCACACTAAAACAAAAAAGACTAGAAGCATTACAGCAATTAACTGATCTTGACGAAGAATTAGGACTATAATACTGGAGAAAAACTATGAAAAAGAAAATTACTAAAAAGAAAAAGCCAACTAAACAAAAGATTGATGTGGTATTAGAATCATTACTTAATCTTGAACGAAAAGTCAAGGAACTGATAGATAGAGTAGAAAGTTTGCATAGGCAAGTATATTATCATCCAGAAAAAGCTGTACCAAAAAACCCGTCTCTTTATCCTCAACTAGATCCTCAGCAAAAATATTGGCCCAATACTGAACCTCCGTTTAAATATAAAATGGGAAATAAGATATGAATATTGATCTTACTAAAAATGAAGCATGGAAGATACTAGATGCACTAGCCTCTTATAAAAAAGACTACGCATTAAGCGGGACCGTTATTAAAACTATCGACTCTGCTATAAAAAAGTTAAGGGATGCTGTTGACAATTGACGATACTGTGATATACTAAGGGTGTACGTTTCACTTTCTATGGAGTTTAAAATGAGTTCTGATCTGAGTGTTATTGAGAAGAATGGTAAGTTTGTTGTTGCTCGTAATAATCAGCCTATTGTTATTCCCAGGAACGAGGCCGAAACTATTGTGACTGAATTTGATACTCAGTCTGATGCTGAAAAGTATATGAGTATTTTGAAGCATCTTGAAAGAAAAAAGAGTGCTAAGTCTTGTTCGTAAGACAAAAATCTATATGCAAATACACAATAGAAAACACATATCTTTAACAGCAGAGGATGTTAAGGACTTACTAATTAAACAACTATATCACTCTCAAGGTATTAGTGGTATATTCAAAGTTGATTTTAAAATTGTAAAACAAGCAATTCCATCTCAATATCCACAGGACTCTAATTATATTAATATTTTTGATGGAGCAGAAATAACGGTGGACTTGAATGAAAAATGATACCATAAATTTTTGTCTTATTCTTATAGCCTATTTTAGTATAGGATTATTTTTTAGTACAGTTTATGTTCAAAACGAACGACTGAAAGTAATGAATGATTCTATTAATAGACTAATTAAGATAGAAATAATTACTGAAGAACAATTTAATTTGCTTTATGAAGAAGTCAAAGATTTAAGAAAAAGATCAAGAACTAGTTTGACAATTACCGATAATATGGTATACTGAACCTAAAAGGAGACACTATGGACCGTTTTGACTTAGAAGAAAAGATTAATCACACATATAACTTTATTGATACTCTTAACGATATTAGTTATGGTATCATGGAAGTTGGTATGACTAATGATGAAATTGTTAATGCTCTTGATGGTCTAGCGGTAATGCTTAAACTTCATACTCAAAAGTTGATGGATACTTTTACTCAGGTTCATCAACTTGATCAGTATAATCCTAATAAAAAATTAGATTTTCCAGCAGAGTTTCCTGGCTAATGAGTAAACCATTAACTAAAGAGTTTTTAATTAGTCGAGGAGAATGTTGTGGACGAAAATGTTTAAATTGTCCATACATACCAAGATATATTAAAGGAAGTACCAAAATAAATGCTGGACGCAATAATAATAAGTGATACTCATTTAGGAAGCGATGTTTGTGAAAGCAAACAATTGTATTCTTTTCTAGAACGAGCATACAGTAAAACAAATAGACTAATTATTAATGGAGATTTTTTTGATAATCTAGATTTTCGTAGACTAAGAAAAAATCACTGGAAAATATTGTCCTTACTTCGTAGAATGAGTAAATATGTTGAGATAGTTTGGATACGAGGAAATCACGATGGTGAGGCAGAAACTATTTCTCATCTAATTGGCCTTGACTTTAAAAATGAATACCTTCTCACTAGCGGAGATAAAAAGTTTATTTGTTTGCACGGCGACCAGTTTGATGATTTTATTTATAAGTATCCTAACACCACAAAAGTTGCTGATTTTATTTATCGACTAATACAAAAGATAGATAAAAGGTTTTTGCCACAATTTATTAAACAAAGATCCAAAATCTATTTAAGATCAACAGAACATATTATGTCAAAGTCCAGAGAATATGCTATTTCTAATGGAGTAGATGGTGTTTGTGTAGGTCATACTCATAATGCGACTCTTGACAAAAACCATGCCGTGTTGTATGCTAATAGTGGATGCTGGACAGAAAAGAAATGCACCTATCTGGAAATAACTAACGGAAGTATTGAGTTGAAAACATTTATATGATTAAACATTTTCCTATTACTAATATTGATAAAGTAATTGAGCATTATTCTCAAAAAGATAATGTTCCCATCACCTATGTCTGCACAACTGATCTAAATAGCGATGACAGTCCAGCAGATATTTTTTATAGAGAAACTCCTCATCCAGATTTTGGCAACAAATACTTCTCTATAAGAATCCATAATAACAAAACTTATATTGGCAATGCTGATGATGTAGAAAAACTAACTTTTGGTATGGTTGAGGATAACGATGGAGATTTACAGTATTCTCAATTCCACCATGATTATAAGAGTTTCGATAGTGGAAATATGATTGATGGTGGGCGATCCTATATTAGATCATCTGGTAAGGTGGTTTATTATAATGTTCGTAATGGAAGAATGATACAAGAATGAAGAATACAAAACAGTACGATCAACTTAAACTTATTGTGGAAAAATTGTGTCTTGAAGCAATACAGAAACAGAAGAAAAGAGAAAGTACCGTTGGGTATGGTTTGGATGATTATACAGAAGGAAGAATAGTGGGTGGTGCTGCGTTGGCACGAAAAATACTCAGAGAAATTAGGACTTAAATTAAGAAAGGTTGATTTATGAAGAGTGAGAATTATTTTCTACTGGCGGCTTTTGGTAGTTTTGTTTTTAGTGTTACTTTATGGTTCTTGGGAGATGCAGACGTAAATAAGCATCAGGCTATTTTCGTGGGTCTGTGGGTTCCCAGTATTCTTAGTTTGGGGAATTTGCTGAAATGAGCAATTTTGCCATATTTATAGTTGGCATAGTTGTAACCCTCGTAGTTGGTATGGGGGTTATAACTAGCCAAGTATTTCTAGGATACCAAAGAAAGCCAAAGAGTTATGTTATACCTGAGTCTATCCAAAATATTTGAGGTTAGTCTTGGTATTATACTAGCACGAACAGTAATATATTTCTTGAAGAAAAGTAATATACATATATGAAATATCGCACTAGTCCAGAACGATATTCTTTTCATTTACAATGCGACAAGAAAAATCTTGAGGAAGGTAAAATAACTCAAGAAAATTATGACGAATGGAAATCTTTTTTGGAAAAAGTAAAAAGCGAGGATGTTATTCCAACAACAGATTTACCAGATTTAGAATATGAACTACGAACTAGTGACTATATTCATAATAAATGTGTAAGTTCAGAGAATTATTGTAAGGACTTATATGCTGCATTATGCAATAACGAGTTTACAAAAATAGATAAAATTTGTTCCTATACTTGGAGAACCGCAGGTGGTATAATCTCTCATATCTTAGAGAAAGGTGATTATATTGATTGGTATCTTTCTGGTAATGAAGGACACGTTACTGACGAAGTAGAAAAAGATATTGCTGATATGGGTTGGAAAATAATACCAATAGTTATTGGAGGCTAATATGATTCACCCGCGTTTTCATCACTGGACTTGCTCAAAGTTCGCTGATTTTATCAGAGGAACAAAGAAACCATACGCTCTTGGATGGGACGAATGGGATCAATGGCACGAATCTGCAAAACAGAAACATCCTGTTCGATATTGGATTGCTGAAACTGGTTTGAAAAAATTACAGAATACAATCTATTATCCATATGATATTTATCATACAATAAAAACTTATATTAGAAATCGTTATTTTGATAAACTTCATTATTTGCACACTGGATTAAAGCCGGGAGAATATTATGATCTTGATTATAGGATTCTTCATGGCTTATTTAATGAGTTGGTAATTTTTGTTGAAACAGAATGTGCTTGGATTTATGGAAAACCAGAAGAAGTTAAACATCGTTACAAATTCAAGAATGGATCATGTAAACAAGCCGGATTGGATTATTTAGAGTGGGGAATCAAAGACAAATACAAAAACAAACTAACTCCTTTCGCTAAAAGTTGCAAAGAAATTAAGCGTTTGTATATTTGGTGGACAGAAAAAAGACCAAACCGTAAAAATCCACACCTAGATAAGTGGTATGAGGAAGATAATAAAATGCTTATTAGTCTTATTAATATACGAAAGGATTTGTGGACATGAATGAAAAAATATATAACGATATTACTGATTTTTATAATGATGTTGGAGACTATATTCATTTAGAATACAAACCAAAATATCATAAAGAATATTTCAAAGACGAAAACATTGATAAACTTTTTGATATAGTTGGGCGTCATTATATGGGTGGAAATAATGTACCAGATACGGCAGGAATGGTTGTTGACTATTTTAGGATGATCAAATGAATATTTTTAAACAATTATGGGATAACTTTACTGATTTACATGAACCTAAAACCATGACTCCTGTTGCTCCAACAGAGTTTGTCATGTATAATGATATGTATCCTTATACTGTTGAGCAGACAATAAGAGTTACTCATCATAGCAAACCCAAAAGGCGTGATCCTGCAAGAAAATGGAACAAGACAAAGAACTACCGATTTTAGGCAATAGTGTTAATGGTTCTACTGAGCCATTTGCCGAAATATATTTACTAGAATTTGAAGAATGGTATAGTGTAGAATGATTGCTTTCTCTGACTGGATTAAAGAAAAAAATAAGTTTGACGGCGTTAGTGTGGTTAGATTAATACATGATGGTCAAGCCCATGATTATAATCGCTGGAAATTTAGTGGACAAAATATTTTCTTCTTTGAAAATGATATGAAGGTTGGTCACATATTATGGACAACTGAGAATATAACAGTTATTGATGACAATCATATTATAATTAATGAAGGACATGAACACTCTATTGGTATGGAATTATTTTATGGTGGAGCAATTCTATGATATCATTTAAAGAATTTTTAGATCTTGTTGATAAAACATATCATGAACATAGTTTTGATTGGCGTTATGGTCAAACTATTATGAATGTTTTACATGGAGCGTGGCCCATTAAATATAACGAAATAGTAACAGAACAAACTTATGATTGTTACTATAATGATGGAACTGTTCGTTTTACATTGGACAAATTAGAAAAAGAGTGGCCTAGTGGACATTGATGATTATATTAATTCTTTGATAAGGGAAAATGAGAGCCTTAAAAATCTTGTTGAATCTTTAAAAGATGAAATTCGTATTCAACGTAAAGAGATCGCTGTTCTAAGAGAAGAAAGGAGGATGATTCTAGATCAAGATAAAGGACCGAATAAAGTAACATGGATAGAAGAAAAAATTTACTAATTTCAAGGAGGAAAATATGAAAAAGTTTATTTTAGGACTAATGTTTACAGGATTGATCGCTGGAGTTTGTGAGGCACGACCAAGATACTATTCTAATAATGGTAATAAGGTTTATTCTTACACAAATAACTCATCTGGAAATAACTCAACAGCACAAGGTGTTGCCGAAATTATGGCATCAAGAGGAACCGTGGGTCATTTTGGTGGAAATTCTGGTTATGAAGGATGTGGTAGTGGATTTTCTCAGCAACAAGCATATAATAATTGTTGTTTTGCTAATAGTGGTATGACAACTGTTGATGTTGGATATGCACAGGGTAGAGATGGTCGCTGGTATTGTTGCCGTCGATATTCTAGGTAATTTGTATTATCTAATCTATCAAGATTGACTTTGACTAAGGGGGTTGCGGAATATTAATCCGTAGCCCCCTAAAGTCTTGACAGCGGATTGTCGATATGGTATACTATAGAGAACCATTGGAGACAATATATGAACACTGTTGACGCTATTAATACCATTCAAAGTTCTTTGATTGAAAAAGATAATATTATTAAGCGTATGGAAGAAAAAAATTCCCAACTAATTAAAGTTGTGGCTACTATACGAACCAATTTAGAACGTGCGATCAAGGGTCATACTCCGCTAAATCAAGCAGTATACGATGCTGTTGACTTGTGTAGGGCAAACTTTAAGTACATGGACTACAGTTCGGGCCAGATTAAACAAGACCCGCCGCTCAACGATTCAGATAAAATTTTACCATGAAAAATAATGACAAAATAAAAAAACAAATAGATAAAATAGGATTTGGACAAACTCTACAATGTTTGATAGAGATTGTGGATGATTCTATAAACTCTAATAATACTTCTCCGCTTTGGAAATTGTCTCTTGCTGAACATCTTGAAAATGCCTATGATGCTTATATGAACAAGGGTCACGATTCCTTATGTGGGATAAATAATGATTAATTGCATAAAAAAACCCTATAATAGTGTTTGGGTTTGGGCAGATTCTCAGGAAGAATTGGGCTTAACTTTTATGCGTTTTCAAGAATATTATGAAAGTGCTAACCCAGAATTTAAAGGAAAAATCTTTACACTAGGACAATTGAAACGATGGTATTCTGAAACTTATGGTGCAAATAACTATCATACAACCTGGGTAGGATTTAATCTTCCAAGTAATGCTTTGATTCCTTTTAAAGAAGGTTTATTTGATCCACTAACAATAGAAGAACAAAGATTATTAGATTTATTTAAATATCGTAGTGATAATTTCTATATTATAGGAGCACAAAATAGTAGCACATTAAGACATGAATTGTCCCATGCTTTGTATGCTTCTAACGATAAATATCGTAATGAAATAAATAAATTTCTAAATAAAAATAAGAATAAGATTAAACAAACCACTAAATATATTTTAGACAAAGGATACTGTGAAGAAGTTTTATATGACGAAATTCAGGCTTATATCACAGACAATGATGACAATCAGTTAATTAATAATACTTGCCCGTCAATTATTGCTGGAGTAAATAATATCTTTAACAAATATAATGTGGAAAAGGTCAAAAAATAATGTATGATCCAGAAGATACTGAATTGTGTGATGAAGAAAAGAGTTATCACGAATGGGTGGCTCAAAATTTAGACTTTATCCAAAATAATAAACAACACGTTGGAGTTATGAAAAAGTTATATATGGCAGGTTTTGCTGCTGGATTTAGTTATAAGAAAAAAGTCACTGCTGCGGAGTATCTTCAAAAATGAGTCCAATGTATAATCCAGATGATTGGGGTCAAGAGTTTGATATGACTCTAAAGTATGAGCCTATGAGTAGTTCAACTGTCAATACAATACTAAGTAAATATAAAAACGATGAGTGTTTAGATTATATTAAAGAGTTATGGAATCTTATTGATTATCAACGCAAATATATTGCAGAACAAACAAAAACCATTGTGGCTATGAAACATAAAGTAGCCTGGAAAAGATATGACAAAGATGAATCAATATTCACTGATCATCTTAATAAACCAAAAAGAACAGATAATATGGGATGCTGATTATGTTTAAAATTACAGAAGTTAAAAGTTGGGCAAAAACTTGGGGTTACTCTATTCTGAAAGAGAAGGATGATAGTATCAATGGTGCTAGTTATTATTGGATGAAAAATGATGATCCTAATGTGAGTGGAGTGGAGTTAAGCGTAAGTAAAGTAGCTACAGCAATATATAATAATATTTCTAATAATAAATGGATAGAACATCAAAAAAACTTCAGAGAAAATAAAGAAGATGCAAAATTCTCAACAGCAGAATAATGAGGTTGAAAACCAATGCTTAGTACCAGTTGTTGTTACAACTCCTGTTTTTAATGGAATAATTAGTGGCATATCCAGCGTAATTGCTGTTTATTTTTTTAAGCCGGTATGGGATAAAATAACCAAAACATTAAATACTAATAAAAATGAAATACGTTAAATTTATATCAAAAGAAAACGAATGGTTTGATGTTGGTACTGAGGTTTTTGACGCTACAATATGCGATTGGGGAAGAACTTCAAAGAGGATATCAAAAGAAGATTATGATAATGTTTGGGCTAAAGCAGGACACATACTTGGTCGAGGATTACGAAATGGTTTTTGGGATGAAGAACTTTGTCCACTAGAAGAGTTTGAGATATTATACACAGAGGATCAAATATGAACGTAAAATTAGTTAGTGTTACCCCGGACGCCGAAAAGTTAATGGCTTATTGTGCCAGAGTAAGTAATCCATCTAATCAAAATAACGAAAACTATGCTAAATTACTTAAATATTGTATAGATCATCAGCATTGGAGTATTTTTGAGCATGGGTTTATGACTGTAGAGATTAATACAACAAGAGGACTTGCTGCTCAGATTCTTCGTCACAGAAGTTTCACATTTCAAGAATTCAGTCAGCGTTATGCTGATACAACTCTTTTAGCAGAAGAAATTCCATTGTTTGAACTTCGCCGTCAAGATAACAAAAACAGACAAAATAGTATTGACGATATTGGTGATGAAATACGAGCAAAATGGCATACAAAAATTCGTGAGCATTTTGGTAAGGCTAAAGCACTATATGACGATATGATTAAAGATGGTATTGCTAAAGAATGTGCCAGATTTATATTACCACTAGCAACTCCTACAAGACTTTATATGAGCGGGACGGCACGTTCATGGATACATTATATTGAACTACGTTCTGGTCATGGTACTCAAAAAGAGCATATGACTATTGCTAACGAATGTAAACAAATTTTTATCGAACAATTTCCTACTATTGGAGAGGCTTTAGGTTGGAGAAATGAAACAGTATAATGTTACTGCTCAAGTTTATAATAAGTATGATATTTATAAACAAACACTTCTGATGAACCACGTTGTTTCTGCATCATCGAAAGACGATGCTATTGATTCTTTTAATAAATGTTTTATTTTAGATTATAAAATACTCAAAATATATTCTGTAGAAATAATTAATGAATAATTTTATTGTATTTATTTTATGTAAAGATTTTTCTCATAAAAGTAATGAATACGCAAAAGCCTTATCTCAAAAAAATATAGAATATCGTATAATTTGCGATTTATGTTCTATCGAAGATGATTCACAACTCTTATCTGATGGTTTTTATAATTTAACTAGATCACCATACATAAAAAAGCCTAGTGCTTGGGATAAATCTTTCTATACTATTGTACAATATAATTTACTAGAACAATATGATTATTTCTATTTTATAGAGGACGATGTTTATAGCAAAAATTATGAAACATTGATTTCATTCATTACTGATGCACAGTCTATATTTACGGTTGATTTAATAACTAAAAAAATTCGACCAAAATCTAATCATCCAAAATGGCAGCACTGGAAAGAAGACTATATTAATCAATTTAATAATCCTCATCAATCTTTTAATCCTTTATGTAGATTATCTAAAACTCTAATAAAGAAGATATTGTCTTATAGAGAGCAACACAATCTGTTTAATTTTCATGAAGTACTGTTTGCTTCACTATGTTTAGAACATAATTTATCTTATATTAATTATATTGAAAGTAGTATTCTAAATAAATATATAGGAAACTTTAGATATAATCCTATTATGGTAGAATCAGATATAAGCGACCACCTTATCCACCACCCTGTTAAAGATTCCAAATCTGACAGAGAAAAGGGTATAGTTTCGCTTGACAAAAGACGATAGTATGGTATACTCCCATTTGGAGGCTAATATGCGATACGGTTTGTGTTGTATTTCATTGAAACTTAAAGAACAAGGAATTGGTCATAAAACCATGACCTTTAAAAGATTTAATTCTTTGCCGCGAGAGGAAGCACTATCAACTCTTGGTGACAGAATTCTCAATAATCTTGTGACAACTCGTAAAACTATTGAGTTTTGTGGACAGAACGATTATGTTTATCGTGTTAGTAGTGATATTTTTCCACTGATTACTTATGATGAGGCCAATGTTAGTCTAGAGGATTTACCAAACCATGATGACATTCAAGATGAGTTTGATAATATTGCACAAACTATTACCGCTAGTAATGTTCGCGTTTCTTGTCACCCTAGCGAGTTTAATTCACTCTCAAGTCTCACCAATAAAGTTGTGGAAAAAACAATTACCGAACTCAACTTCTACAGCAGTTTCTTCGACAGAATCGGCTTGCCAGCAAATACTAACAGTCCAATGAATTTGCACGTTCATAATAACAATGGCACTAGAGAAGAAATTAGTCACCGTTTTTATGAAAATTTTAAGCGTCTAGACGAAAATTGTCAGGCACGACTCACTATTGAGAATGACGACAAACTTAATTGCTGGAGTGTACGCGAGTTGGTGGACATTTTTCATCCTATTACTCGTATCCCGATTTGTTTCGACTATCTTCATCATAAGTGTCATCCTAATAATTTGACAGAAGTTGAGGCTATCAATATGTGTTATGATACTTGGCAAACTCGTCCTCTATTTCATTATAGCGAAAGTAGAGAAGGTAATAATCCAAGGGCTCATGCCGACTATGCTGAAAATCCATTCGATAACTATGGACTAGAATTTGATATTGATATGGAACTCAAAGGCAAAGATTACGCTATTGAAAAATTTGAATCTATTGTATTATGTCAAAAAGTATAAATCATATTTTCTCTAAAAAGATAGAAAATTTTAGAGGTAATAGAGATAATTATAAAAATAAACCAAAATATATACCAGTTCCATCTAAAGAAAAAGATATTAATACAATACTTAACAATAAAATTAAAAGATTTCATCGAGATAAAAAACAATGGAAGTATCCACCAGTGACATTTAAAGTAAAAGATTTGTTAGAAAAAATAGGGGATAACCCAGTATGCTATTTAACTGGTCGAAAAATAGACTTACTTGATGGAAAATCATATCATTTAGACCATATTATTCCTAAAGATAAAGGTGGCTCTAATACATTAGATAATTGCAATATTGCTTGTAAAGATGCTAATCAAGCAAAAGGAAACTTGCTTTATCATGAATTTATTCTACTATGTGAAGAAGTCTTAGATCATCATAAAAATAAGGATCATTAATTATGAGTGCTTGGTTAATTGCTTTTACTGGCTGCTGTTATTTATATGTTGCATTAGAACAGTATATGGTTCATCGTAATATTGGTATGTTAATAACATACATTGGATATGCTTTTGCTAATGTTGGATTATATATGTTAGCATCAAAATGAGGATATAATCATGAAAGAACCAAAAAGAATAAAACTAACAGATAATCCTGAAAATAAAAGAGTAAATTTAACACCGCTACCATCAGATTATAAGTACGATATTGAGATGGAAAATGATGTTTGGATAAACAATGAAAATAATAAACAAAACAATTCGCAAAGCATACCAAAATTGGAGTCCAAATCCTCTGATTAGGTGTTATCATTATTCTGCCGCATTTGATGGTCAGAAAATGATTTGTTTCACCCAAAATAACCCGATTAAAACGCATACTGGTGCTTATAGAATTGGAGAAGATTTTAATCTGGAAAAATACAAGGAGTTTCCTTATTATCATTCTGAATCTCGTCTTATTTCTAAACTTTTGGATAAGTATAATACCATTGATCCTAATTGGTCAATTGTTGTTATGCGTATCAACAGAAAGGGATTGGTTTTAGGAAGTAAGCCATGCGAAAATTGTGATAAACTTCTTAATGCTGTTGGATTAAACACTGTCTATTATAGCAACGATGATGGCAGTTTTAGTGACAGTTTTGGAGATTCCATTCAAGTAGAGTCCTTGACAATGCCGATGATTATGGTATAATCCGCTGTACGGAGGAAACCATGAACTGTATTTATTGTACAACTGAAATTCCAGAAGGACGAGCAGACTTTCTAATTGAAACTAATAGACGAGCAACTTGTTTGAGTTGTTCTGTTGAGTCAAAAGCAGTAGGATTTATGGATTGGGGACATAAAACTGCCCCTAGTCTTGTTATGGTTCCAAGTAATGCAAAACAAACTATTCGTATCCTTGATCGTGCAAACAGGAGAGCCAGATGAATAAAATGACTTGGTTAGACTTGTATAACTTCCTATATGAAAGAGCAAACGATATTAATAATCCCGGCAGTTTCCCTTGGCAAGAACCTGTACAGGTATTTGATTTTGAAACACTAGAATATTATCCCACTGATTTTATTCAAATGCCAGATAATAAGATTTCTTTGAGTATTGATACTTCTAAGACAAACATGGAGACTGTTTAAATGGAATTAGAAATCGAAAGCCTCTTGTTTAAGCAAGTTGAAAAACCTAAGCATCATCTTATGACTAAGATTATTAATGTCTGGGAAAATCGTTATCGAGTTAATGTCTATATTGAAATTGAAGAAGATAATCTGACTAAGAAGCGTATCCACAGCAGTTATTTTTGTCATTATAATCCTGGCAAACTTGAAATTATGAGTGGCCCTAGTGGAATTTTTCTAAAGTAGACCACTTGACAACGCCGATAACTGATGTATACTTAGAGCATACTTCAAAGGAGATAAACGATGCCCAAAGGTAAAAAAACTTGTCCGAAATGCAATCACGAAACTGGACCGCGAGCATATTGCTGCTCCAAATGCAATTATGTTTTTGTTTTCAAGCCAAAGAGCAAAGAGGCTAAGAATACAAAGATTATTCAGAATGTTAACTGGCGTGAACTTGTAAAGGGAGACAGAATCAAGGTTGGTGGAGGCCCATACTTCGTTAGCAGGGGTGAATTTATTCCTATGGGTTATAGAGGCAAATTCGTTGTTGAATCAATAGATGAGAATGGTATTCTTGCTTGGGGTATTGATAAGAGTACCGGATTTGCTCATATCTATATGGGCGGAGATATTCAGAATAAGGAAACAGGAGTTTGGAAAACCAAACACAAACTGATTAAACTTAAGCAGAAAGAACATACTGTATGAGTAATAAAAGCGAGTCACTTTCTAAACTCTATTCATATAGAGAGCAAATAGAGAATAATCTGAACGAAATTCAGGCCATTCTTGGGGCAAATTTTCCAGAAGAATATGCTGTGGCATCACAACATTGGATTGTCCAAATTAAAACCGCACTAACAGATAATACTCGATATCTTCCTCGTGGAGAATATAGTATGGATTATACTCTTCGTAGAATAGAAGATAAACTATTTTTTGAATCTGATAAAGGTGTATCTAAATATATCTAATTGGGAGACTATAAAATGGACAACGATCTTTACGCTATTACAAATATCGAAGGATACGCCTCAGAAATGAGGCAGGCTGCTGCCTATAGTCTGTGTTCAGACTCAAACAACGATAATCTAGATGACTATATTAGTCTAAAACAAATGATTAATTTGGTTAAGAATGAATGTATTGGTTTTGATGATAATGATCGTCCTCTTTTGAATGAAGATGCTAACGAAAAAATTTATGAGTCTACTGTGACTTGGATACATAATGTTGGACTGGCTAAACTTGCAGCAAAGGATTTGGTTCAATGTGCTTGGGATGATAAAACCAATGAGATGATTTTTTGGGCTAATCCCGAACTTAATAAACAAACCACTGTAAAGAAAAAGAGAAAATCCAATGACGAATCCGTCAAACGAAGAAATAAGAAGAAAGATCAGGGATCTTGAAGATAAGATACATGATTGTAAAGCGTATATCTCATCAGATTTTTGTGTGAGTTGTAATGAGATGTATGAAAATATTAAAAAGTATGAAGCAGAAATAAGGACGATAAAAGAATTATATCATAATGATTAGGACGATTAAGGAAATTTTACCCAAAAATAGAACATATTATGTTGCTGTTTCTATGGGCGTAGATAGTGTTGCCGCTATTCACTATTTACAAAGCAAAGGATATAGTTTAATCCCTATTCATTTTAATCATAATTTAAGAGATCAAAATTTTATTATGATGGAAAAATTTCTGCACTTCTGCACAAGCCTTGGTTTGTCTGGTCATGTTGGGATTGGTAAAAATCTTAATACAGAAAAAGATTGCAGAAATGCTAGATTAAATTTCTATAGTAAAATTGTTAAGAAAGGTAGCATTATTACTGCACACCATATTAATGATTGGGTAGAAAGTTATTTACTTAATTGTTTTAGAGGTCAGCCAAATAATGATGTCTTTTCACTAATTTCTAATTTTAATTCGTTTTCAATTTTACATCCCTTTTTACTCACAAGAAAAAAAGACTTTAAACAGTATGTTGACAGAAACGATTTGGTGAGGTATGTTGTTGATGACGAAACCAACTCTATTATAAAGGGCAGTCGCAGGAATTGGATCAGGAATTTTATTATTCCTCAAATGAAAGAGAATAAACTATCATTAGAAAAATTTGCACAAAGAAAAATTATCAAACTTATTACTGATATAAAACAGAATACTTAAAATACCCGACTATAGCTCAATTGGTCAGAGCAGGAAACTCATAATTTCAAGGTTCTAGGTTCAAGTCCTAGTAGTCGGATTAAACATGGTGTATAGTATTACTCCTACCTTTTAACTGAGAAATCAGTCCCGCCTTTAAAAAGAGAATAATATATGAAATATAGACTAACTCTAGTTTTTTTATTGTCATTACTTTTTGGTTCTTTTTCTTTTAATTGTTTACATTATGACGCCTTAGTAAAAGCAGAGAAAATAAATCAAATTGATCGTGATATGTATTCCAAAATGATAGCAATTTCCTACAATAGAAATGAGCAATAAAATGACTTGTCGCTCAAAACATCTTTCGATATATACCTTTCTTGTTGGAATATTACTTTTTTCAATCGGAATGAATATTATATTCTATAATAGAATTCTTATTCTTCAAGATTTTATTACAGGATGTAATCCTTGGGTTACACCGGATCAATTTGATCGTTTTCGTGAAGAGATTAATCGTCTTGATAATGAAAGATATCAAATAGTTCCACCAACGAAATTCAGTAGTTAGGGGGCGTAACGGATTCGATTACATAATTAAAATTATATTAGCAAGTAGTGGTTGATCGACAGGCCACTTTAAAAGTCGATTAAAACGCTTTAACTGGCGAAACTCAGTTAGCCCTTGCTGCCTAACTAAAACGGGCAGTAACAGACTGCGATTGCGAATGAGGGTAGCGATCAAAAGTCTGTCGTTAAATCCCTCTGCACTTACAATATCCAACGGGTTGTAGGTTAAGAGCAGTTGGTAAGATCAGAAAAATCTTGTTCGTTCTATATTCTGATTTAACTTATGAATGAAATAAACTTGTAGAAGATATTTTTGAGATTATGATAAGACAGGGGTTCGACTCCCCTCGCCTCCATTTAATATTATGTCCAGAAAAATTTGTTCATATTGTGGCAAAAGAAAAAACAAAGGAAGTTTTCCTAAGCATAGTATGTACAAAGATAATTTAGACAGTCGCTGTAAAAGATGTGTTAAAAAACAGTGTAAAGTTCGCGGTAAACTTCATAAAAAAGCCCCGCCTCGTCCAGAGGTATGTGAGTGTTGTAAAAAAGTGCCATTAAAATGGTGTTTGGATCACGATCATTCTGATGATAGTTTTAGAGGCTGGATTTGTGAGCGTTGTAATACTGGATTAGGAAAATTAGGAGACAATCTGAAAGGTATTGTAAATGCTATGAATTATTTATTAAGTCGTAAAAAATAATCAAATGAAACCCTGGATGAGTGATGATGAAATACAAAAAATTTCTGGGTATTTAGATACTAACGATGTATGTTTTGAATGGGGTTCTGGTGGATCTACATTGTTTTTTTCAAAATTCGTTAAACATTATACGTCCATAGAATATGATATTAATTGGTATAATAAAATAACAGATTGCATAGATCAAAATAATTTAACTAATATAACATATCTCTATTGTCCGCCAGATAACGATATTAAATTACCAATATTTCATGAACAAAGTAATCCAAAAGATTTTATTAGCTATATTAATATAATTGATAATTTATCTAATATCAAATATGATAAAATTTTTATAGATGGAAGATCAAGAGTGGCATGTGCCAAAAAAGCATTAAGTTATATAGATAAAAACTCTATAATTTTTGTTCATGATTTTTTTGATCGAAAAAATTATTTACCAATTTTAGAAGATTATATGATAGTTGACAGCGTTAAACATGGTCAGTCCCTAGCAATCTTAAAGAAAAAGACTTGACAGTGCTGATACAGTATGGTATACTGCAAAGACACAAGGAGAAATTGGAATGATTCACGATTTTAATTATGTTATGGGAATGGTTCGTGATCTTCGTGCTACTAGCAGCACTATTGATAAACAAGGAATTATTCTGGATTATTGTGGACACAATAGTGCCGCAGCATCTTTCACCAAGAATATTTTGCTTTATACCTATCATCCGTTGTGGCAATATAATATCACTAGTGATAATCTCAAGAAGAAGAATCATCTTGTAGCCAGAAAAAATGAATACAAAAATTTCTTTGATCTACTGGATGCTCTAAAGAGTCGAAAGATTACTGGACACGATGCTATCTCTGCTGTGAATAGTTTTATTGAACACTATTCCGAATACGAAGAACTCATTCATTGTATTATTGATAAGGACTTGAAAACCCGTGCTGGAGACAAGATTATCAATAAGGCTATTCCTAATCATATTCCAGAATTTAGTGTTGCTCTGGCAGATAAGTATGAGCCTAAACTTGTAGACTGGAAGGATGGATGGTATGTCTCTAGAAAGATTGACGGCGCTAGATGTATTGCTATTGTTGATAGTAATGGCGATACTACCTTCTATTCCCGCACAGGAAAGGAATTTGATACTCTTGGTATTGTTGCTGGTGGCATTAAGGCTCTTGGCATTGCTGATGTAGTATTTGACGGCGAACTTTGTCTGGTTGATGACGAAGGCAATGAGGATTTTCAGGGAATTATGAAGCAACTAAAAAAGAAGGATCATACCATCCCTAATCCGTCATATAAGATTTTTGATATGATTAGTCATGACGAATTTTATAGTAAGAAGGGCGAAAAGAATCGTCCTTATTCTATTCGTTACAATAATCTGCGAGAAGTTATGAGAGATAATACTTGTACTTGTCTTAGTGTATTGGCACAATGTAAAATTGAAAACGATGATGATTTTCTGCAATGGACAGACTATGCTACTGATTACAAATGGGAAGGAGTCATGCTTCGTGCTGACGAACCGTATAAAGGCAAACGAAGCAAAGACTTGCTAAAGGTTAAGAAATTTTTTGATAACGAATATAAAGTAATTGATACTGAAATGGGTGATTTCAGATATGTTAAAGATAGTGCTGAATGGGAAGAAACAATGTTGAGTTGTGTTATGATTCAACATAAGAATAATATTGTACGAGTTGGTAGTGGTTTCACTATTGAGCAGCGTCAAGAGTTTTATCAAGACCCTAGTAAGATTCTTGGAAAGATTATTACGGTTCAATATTTTGAAGAAACTAAAAACCAAGACGGTGGAATTAGTCTGAGATTTCCTACTTTTAAGTTTTTGCATGGAACTACAAGAACAGTATAGAGATGGAATTAATCTTAAAAAAACTTACCGATGTATGCGACTTACTAAATAATCAATGTATTATAACTGGTAGTTGTGCTGATTTTTTTCACATAGACTATAAAGACATAGACGATATAGACATTATCATAGAAACTCAACATTTTAATCAGAGTATGTTGGATGATAAGCGTATAATTATAATTGCAAAATTAGTATCTAAAAAAGATGGTCACTTATTGTATAGGTGTCTATTTAATCTAACTAAACTAGATATTTTAGTTAAAGATACAAACTTAATAGATTTTGAAGTAGAACTAATGTCTTGTAATGATAAAATATATAGAGTTTGTTCTAAAAAATCTAGATATGATCAATTAATGAATAATACATATAGAAAACTTAAAAATGAAACACATATTGCTAAAAAATTAGAAAAAGTTAACGAGCGCATCAAATTATATAAATTTATTATATAACTAAATAGATATCCATCTTACTAAATTAAAGCTATTAAAGGAAATACCATTGAATCAAAATATTCCAATATTTTGCATTAACTTAAGAAGAGCCAAAGAACGTAGGCAATTAATCGAAGATGAATGGATTGCTAAATTGGGATTTAATATCCTATTTTTTGAAGCATTTGATAGAAAAGAAATAGACGAGAATAATAATTTTATATACGAGTATCATCCTAAAAATGCTATCTTAAAAATTAAAAGACCATTAAACACGGGCGAGATTGCTTGTGCAACTTCATTTGGTTTATTGACAGAAGTAATATTAAAACTAGGAATAGATAAAGTTATTATAATGGAGGATGATATTTCCCCATTATTTAAATCTAAAGATGAATTTTTTTATATTCTTAATCAAGGTATTGAGGAGTATCCCAACTCAGAAGCATTTATCATGCACAAACCTTTAAGCAATTGGCTATGGGAGCCATCAGATGATAAGTTTTACGAGCGTAAACAATATTTTTCTCTTCTAAAAAGAGCACCATATGGTAATCAGTTCATCTATTTTAATTCTAGACAAGGAATTCAAAAATATCACGATGCTGTCATTAAAATGCAATATCCTGCAGATTTAGTTTGGAATGATATTTTTACTCCAGATAAAACAATGGTTTATGCTAATAATCCATTAGTTTCGCATGACAATACTTCAAATAGTACAACTTATATAGGTAACGAATATCGTGGAATAAAAAGAAGGTATATCAATGATTAAGGATGCTATATTTATATCTGCCGGAAAAAATGAAGACCTTGCTACTTATTGTTTAAAATATCATAAAAATAATTTTGATATTTTTGTAAATATTTACGAGGACTTTTCTGCAAAACCATTTATAGAAAAAAATGCTAAAAAATGTTTTTATTATCCAACTACTAAATTTATAGCCCTAAGTAGAATATATAAAGAATATCTAAGCGAATATAATACTGTCTCTGTTTTTGATGACGATGGAGTATTCATGGATGGATCACCAGAAGATTTGGTCAAATATATTTATAACTATAACTTAGATATAATTTCACCAGCACAACATCCTTATGGTAAAATAAGTACTTATATTGATAGAGTAACTAGACTCCATGATGGAGATCATAAATATAGAATAACTAATTTTATTGAAATGAATTTTCCTGTATTTAAAAATACAGCACTGAAACAATATATGGATATTTATGATGGTAAACTATGTGGCTATGGGAATGACTGGTGGTTCCTCAATGTATTAGATGCTAATAATAAAAATAATTGTGCCATAACAGATAAAGTTGTTATATTTAATCCTCGATATTATCAAAAAAAATACTCTGATAAAAAAAATAAAACCACTGATATAGATCATTTTATGTCTCCAAATGATAGAAAAAAACAATGGCTAGAAACTATGCAAAAATATGATCTAAAAATGTGGGAAATCAGTAATAAGTCAATAATTTATTAATTTGTTGATAGCGATACAACAACGATTCAAGAACCGCCCCTTGACAAGCCGATGTTAGTAGTGTAGAATAGCAGCATACCACTCGTAACACGCTTTGGAGAAAACTATGATCGTTGAAAATACTGTAATTCCTGTTCAAAATACTGTCATGGATAAGACTAAGGCAGATATTTTCTTTGAAACTTTTCCGCGAGATAAAGTGGTTTCTTACAAAGAATATTGGGAGAGCGTTCGTCCTCAAAATGTTGAAGATATTTTTCGCCGTTATCTGTTCGCCTATTGCAGCGTCCATACTACATGGAAGGGCAATTGTGCAGGATACAATGCTATCAAGAATTTTAATGAGTGGATCGACAGCAAGGAAACTCTGCTGAAGAAACTCCATAAGAGTGGTGTTGGACTTCACAATAATAGAACCAATTATATTTGGGACTTTAGCGAGAAGTTTTGGGCCAATCCTAAAGACTTTTATTTTACCACTAAGAAAGGCCATGTTAAAAAGCGTGACAGTATTCTGAACAAGATCAGTGGCATTGGGTTGGCTAAGATTAGTTTTGCTCTTGAAATGATTCATCCGAATGAGGCAAGAGTATTGTGTGGTGACGTTCATCAACTTCGACTTTACGATATGGAACATCTCAAGTATAATAAGAGTAAGAGCGGCTCCACCATTTATAAAAAGATGGAGCGTCACTGGATGGTTAATTGTGGTAAGCACAAGATCCCTTCCTATATTGCTCGATCTATTTACTGGGACGCCCTGCAAAAGAAGGACGATAGTAGATATTGGAGTTTCGTTCTTGAGGATTAATTATGAGTACAAATGGAAAAGGTTCCAAAAAAAGACCACGATTAGTAGATCAAGAAACATGGGATAAAAACTATGAAAGAATTTTCCGAAAAAGTAAAAATACTAAACATGGTAAAGTTCGAAAAAAATAGAACCACTTTCATATTATGCGATTGTAGAAGTGAAGTTTTGGTTTTAGAATATGATAGCGAATATGACCTAATTGAACTATCAATATATGAAAATTTATCATCGTATAGTCATAAGATGTCATTTTGGCAGAAACTACGCTATATTTATCAAGTCTTGATAAAAGGTAAGCCATATTCTGATCAAATAATCTTGAATAAAGAACAGATTAAACATATGGCTAATTTTTTAACTTTAATAGACTAAGTTAGTGTATATTTACTTGGAGGGCGATATTATGGAATATGATGTATATATTCAAGATAACTTTTACAAAACAATTTCAGCAAAGTTTGTCTCAGATATTTTGAGAATAGTTACCCTTGATATTCATAACAATCTTGTTCCAAATTTTGACGATTCTAGGCCAGCATCAATAAAGATCATCCCCGTAACAAAATAATATGGAGTCATATTATGATTATGAAAAATACAGTTACCGATGAACTCGTTAACAAAATTTATCATCTAACTAAAGCCCTAGATACTGCAAAAGACGCCATAAATACTCTGCAAAAAGAGAACGAAAATCTTAAAAGCCTATTGGAAAATATTAGCGGCGATCATGTAGAATATAACGAACACGAATATGCTGGTGTTATATGAGTTTAAGTAAATCAAGATCCAATAGAGTATTTTTAGGAGTTTGTGGAGGTCTAGCAGAGTCAACAGGGATTGATGCTCCAATAATAAGATTAGGCTTTATTTTAGGAACTATTTTTACAGGATCTATTTTATTTTGGATATATTTAGTATTAGGATTAATTCTTCCATCTAGAGACTAATGATATATTTTCTTTCAGATACCCATTTTGGACACAATAGGGTTATTGGATATTGTCAGCGACCATTTTCATCCACAAAAGAAATGGATAGCACAATATTAGACTCTATAAATAGTGTTGTTAAGCCAAAAGATACTATATATTTTCTTGGAGATTTTTGCCACAGGGGTGGAGATCCTAAAAAATATCGTAAAAAAATAGAATGTGATAATGTTCATATAATTCTTGGTAATCACGATGATGAAAAAAAGTTTTCATCTAAAGATTTTGCCAGTATAAGTTTGATGAAAGAAATTATTCACTGTAATCAAAGAATAATCTTATTTCATTATCCTATGAGAGCATGGAACAAAAGTTATCGAAATAGTTGGATGCTTTATGGTCATGTTCACGGCAGACTTCACAACGAGGATATGTCATTAGGACGCTATACGCTTGATGTAGGAGTGGATAATAAAAGGGATGGGATGCAATTTGGTACACCTTGGAGTTTTAAACAGGTTCAGTGTCTATTCTCTGACAAGAAAAAGAAATTTTCAAGACTGCCCAGTTGACAAGCCGATACACTGTGTTAGAATGATAGAGTTGACGCGAGGGATTCAATCGTGTTGGTTGACTCGCTGAAACAAGATTGGAAATGATTTGGAGGTTGATTATGGCTGAAGTTACTACGGTTGAGAAGCAGAATCGCGTTCGTTGCAGCGATGAGCAGTTCCTTGAGGCAGTTTTTTCCAGCAAGACTTATGCTGAGATTGCTTCTAAGACAGGTCAGAAGGTTGCTAGTACAGCGGCTCGTTACGCTCGTACAAAGGCCGCTCTGGCTAAGAAGGGCATTGAACTGCCTGAGATGGAACGTGCGAAGCCAACCAAGACGGTTGATAATGTTGAGGCTATGGCAGAGGTTGTTCGTCGCCTCAAGGCCCATGCTAACGGTTGATTAAAACCAAAGGGTGATCGGCTACAATATTTAAATGGTTGAGGCACACAAAGTATTCAACCTCAAATCATTACTTGTTGTAGTCGGTCACTTTATGGGAGTGTAGTCCAAAGGCAGAGACAGTGGACTTAAAATCCATACAGTGTGAGTTCGATTCTCACCACTCCTACTCATTCTTACTCTAATAAAAGGAAACCAAATGAGCAAAAATACTCTGGAACTATACAAGATTGGTAGCAAGGTTAAGTTGGCTGAAGATGTTTACGGAACTATCGTTGGTATTCATATCACTGGAGATAACCATGTTACTTATGAATGTGGTTGGTGGAACTCTCGTTCTTATTCCACAGAAAATTTTGCTTCTAATGAAATCGAAGTTACGGTAGCCGAAAAAACTAAAATCGGATTTGCATGAAATATGGTAACTTATCCAAATCGACTCTTTAAGGGTTGGTGTTCTAATGAAGGTAATCCACGATCTCATATTCTTCATTATCATATTTATACTGTGCGAGATATTACTGACTATGCTGGCGGAAGTATTCCAGAAGAAGTAAATAGTTTTGAAGAGTATTTTAACGCTGATCTTTTAGCAAAAGATGATCCGTATTACGCTGTTTACGCAACATTCAAAATGGATATTCCAAGAGGCCCAATTAAAATCTTTGAAACTCCAGACTTGAAAGTTGCAGTTTATGTTGTTGAGCAATTGACAGGTAATAAAGTTAAAGAAGATGAAGTATATAATTAAGTCAGATTTTATTAATGAAGGTGGTAGTGCTGAGTTTTATCCTATCTATAAAAATAAAAACTTAGGATTCAAACAATTCTCTTCTAAAAAAGAAGCAAATTATGCTTATCAAAAGCAAAAATTATTGTCATCAATTGGTTTTGCCCCCAAAGTAATAGGAAAAGTTTGTAAACTAAATATAGATCTAGGTTATTATAAAGATAAAACTAATTGGGGTTTTGTTACAGAACGAGCAAAAATTGCTGATGAAAATTCATGGAGTAAAAAATTAAATAAAATACAAAATTTGGTTGATGCTATTCAGCAAAAAACTGGATTAAAATTTTGGGATTGTCACTATTACAATCTTGGGTATATCAAAAGAAAAAATAGGGCTAAATTAGTTTGTATTGATACTGGAAAAGAAAGTTTTAGTCCGCTATGTAATGCTTGGGGAAATGAAAATCCTGGGCCAAAATGCGGTTATTGCAACGAATATCTCTGCAACTGTTGAGATATTTTCTGATCTGAATAATGGTGTATTTGTTAATAAAGGAGTAATACCATGTCTAAAGAATTCGATCAGATATTAAAAGAACTAAATAAACAGAATAAAGACCTTCATAGTATTGATGTTCAAATATCAAAAGCACTAGTTAAAGATATTAGTGATATTAAAAAATCTGTTAAAACTATCGAAAATCGAATGGTATTAATGGAAAATGTTTTAACTCAATTATTTGAAATGATTAATAATCTTACTATTTTTATAGATGAAGCAGAAGATATAGCGAATGGTGAGGATTTAGATGATGAAGAAGATTGGACTCCATATGATGAAAGAAACTTTTCATATGACGATGATAATGATCAAGAAGATATAGGTGGAGATAATTATTGGAGCAGTCATGAGGATGACAGTTGATGGCTAGTTTAGCATTATTAGTTGGTTTAATGCTTTTATTTGTAATGCTTTTGGGTCCAGCAACTTGGTTATTGAGCAAGTCGGAGTATATTCCAAGAGAACTTATATGGTTCATGGGTTTATTTAGCATAGGAATTGGTTTATATTGGTTTGTCTTACCAGTAAATTTTTTACGATTTTTTGGACTCCTTACGGCATATTTAGGATGGTTGGCGATAAGTTCTAAAGAGAAGGGTCTTGACAGCCGATAACCTTATGGTATGATGACAGCATCACAGGAACGATTCACAGGATTTTTGGAGAAAAACAATGAAGTTGGCAGATCGCGTTATTGAAACTCACAGTGCTGGTGTTCAGAGTGCTTCTGGTTTTACCATCGCACAAACTAGCAAAATGTTTAAAATCCTTTCGGACTCTCTTTATTCCGATAAGGTAATGGCAGTTATTCGTGAACTGTCTACTAATGCTTATGATAGTCATGTTAGTGCTGGCAATAAGAATCCTTTTAAGGTGACGTTGCCTACTGCGGCTAATCCTAATTTTATCGTGCGTGACTATGGTACTGGTCTTAGTCAGGCGGATATGGAGAACCTTTATACCACCTATGGTGCGTCTAACAAGAATGATAGTAATGATTTTGTTGGTTGTCTTGGTCTAGGGTCTAAGAGTCCTTTTGCTTATACCAAGAGTTTCACGACCAGTTCTTATTTTAATGGTCAAAAGTACACCTATATTGCCGCTATTGATGATAATGGTGTTCCTACTCTTAATCTGTTTAATGTGTGCGAAACTGATGAACCTAATGGTCTTGAGATTAGTTTTGCTGTTAAGCACTATGACTTTACTGAATTTAGTCAGAAGTCTATTCGTATCTTCCATTACTTTAAGATGAAGCCAATTATTGAGGGTGGCGTTATTCCTTCTCTCAAGGATCATGCTTATAGTAATAAGAACATTGTTATTAGTGGTGATGGTTGGAGAGTCTGCCGACTTTCTAATGACCATAATCATTATCCTAGCACATATCATCATATTGATAGTGGTATTGTTGCTCTTATGGGTAATATTGCGTACCCTGTTGTTGCCTCTCAACTTGTTGGCGAACAAAAAGCAGAACAGTCAGAGCATATTGCCAAGTGGAATAGAGCATTTGGTAAGGCAGATATTGATAGTTGGAAGAGTTTTGTAACCGAAATTCTTAACCAGAATCTTTATCTTGAACTGGATTTTGGTATCGGGGAACTTGAGATGGACGTTTCCCGTGAAGGATTGCAGTATACCAAGGCTGTTATTAAAGCCCTTCGTGAAAAGACTCAGGGTATTTATCTTGAGATGAAGGAAGAATTCAGTAAGAAGATCGCCGCTGCTAAAACCAGAATCGAAGCAATTAGCACATATTACCAGTTGAATGATCTTGCTGGTGGATGGGGCGTTGGTGCTTCATGGACTGATAGTAATGGCAAGGTTCATAATATCAACAGTGGCGAAGATATCGAATATAAGATTCCTGCCGGAAAGGCTCTGTATGTTTTTAACTACAGAAGTGCTGGCTATCGTTCTCGCCGCATGGTTTATATGACCAATCATCTTCACCACAATACTCTTACTGGTAAGGGTGAATACTACTATAGTAGTCAGCGTAAAACTGGGCCACTTGCTTTCTTTGTTTGTGACGTTAAGAGCGAAGAAACTGCCAAGAAGATTGTGACTCGTTATTGCAACGAGAAGGATTGTTTTGCATACTTGATGATCGACAGTAAGGATATTTCAAAATCTAATGAAGGTTTTGATAAACTTATTGAAGATGTTGGTAGTCACAATATTCTTAAGGTCAGCGACTATAAGGACTTGATTAAGAGTAACTCTCCACGAAAGTCTGGAGTTAGGGATTCTAAGGGTAGTGTTAGCGATCAAGATGTATTCTTTATTAATGGAGCATCCAAGGATGCTGGTAGTCTCAGTGTAGAATACAACGACGCTCTTAATCTGAAAACTCTTACGAGCGATGAACTGGATGAACTCATCGACCAAGATAGTATTATTTATGTTCCTATTTTGCGTTATCAAAGCACACCAGAATTTCCTAAGATTAGCAACATTGTGGGGTTGTTTAGTAACGAAAATATCAAGAGCCTATTTGGTAATGTCAAGGTTTATGCTATCAAGAGTAATTTTGTATCAAAACTTCAAAATGAAGGATATAATCTTACTGACTTTAATACTTGGCTAAAGAATATTCTTTCAACTTATGTTAAGGACTACTTTAACAGTGCCAATGAATACAACTCTATTGTTGAATTCTACAAAAAGGAATTTATCAGTAAGGATGACGATAACGTTAATTATTATTACAATCGTGGAACATTGGTTAATCAGTTCTCTTGTCATATGTTGAGTATTTTTGGTCTTGACTATAAGAAATATATCAACAATACTGAACTGTCCAATGTTATTGATAGTTTTCTTGTTATGGAATTCTTTGCTGATACTATGCACAGAGCAACTTTTGATCTAAAGCGATTCTCTCAGACTGAATATTTTGATCATATTAACTCTTTGCTCAAGGATCGAGGTATTGATAATTTTGACAGTAAGGAACTCAAGAAGAAAAATGTACAGTATAATACTCTGATAAATAATATTGAACATGAGATGTTCGCCCATCATGATGATGCTGAATCTTATGTTAAATTGTTTAAGTCTGAGACTAAAGCAACCAAGCATAAGTTGACCAAAGCGGCTGACTTGAAGAAAATTCTTAAAGTCGAGGTTGACAAGAACCCGATGTTGAAGTATATTATGGGAAGCAACCAGCATAACGGCAATCTTAGAGATTTGGACAGTAAAAACAATCCTATCTCTCAATTTGCTGATTCTTACTACGGTAAGAGAAATTCTGCATGGGTTGAGAGTATGGATAGTGACAAGGTTGAGTTGTTCAAGATTCAGTTGAGTAGTCTTATTAAGTAAATTTCACAGGTAACAAGGAGTTTTAATTATGGCTGTTCCGTTTATGTTTGTTGATGGTAATCTGACGGTTGTTCTAAACAATAAGAGTTATCAGGTTTTGCCTGATCATATTAACTATAAGATGATTCTGGAGGCTCTGCCTACTGCAACATCTGATGAATTGCTGGAAATTGTGGATGTAGAAAAGGCAGTCGCCGCATTTAGCGACGGTCTTGTTGAGATTAAGAATGGACAGGTCACTTATGAGGGTGAGGTTGTTCATGGTAGCATCAGTAAGCGTATTCTGGAGTTTATGAGCAAGGGTCTACCTTTCCAGCCCCTTGTTACATTCCTGAATAATCTTATGGAAAATCCTAGTATGCAGAGTCAGAAGGAACTTTATGATTTCCTTGAGCATGAGCATCTGCCTATTACTGAGGACGGTCATTTTCTTGCCTATAAGGCAGTCAGGAATGACTTTATGGATAAGTATCGTGGAGTTTTCGACAACCATGTTGGAAATGTCTGCGAAATGACACGATCAAAGGTTGATGATGATCGTGGTCGAGGTTGTTCTAATGGACTTCACGCTGGCGCATTGAATTATGTTGCTGGTTATGGTAGTCTTGAGGCTGGCGATAAGATCGTTATCGTCAAGATTAATCCCCGTGATGTTGTGAGTGTTCCTAGTGATTGTAATTTTGAGAAACTTCGCACTTGCCGATATGAAGTAGTCGGAGAGTATCAAGGCGAACTTCTCAAGCCACTTTATTCGGCTAGTCTAGATGCTGGAGTTGATTATGACTCTGACGAGGATGATGAAGAATACGATAACGATTATGATTGGGGATGGAATGACGAGGACGAGGATGATGAAGATGACGGTGCGTATGCCGAAGATTACGATGATGAGGAAGATTACGACAATTACAACTGATTCTTAAAAAGAAAGTGGAGTTTGGTGACTAAGATCATAGCCTCTGGTTGATAAACTCAACAAACGCTATGTGAGAGAGGTTCGATTCCTCTCCCGCTATTTTGCTGATAATGATAGTAATGGGTTTGCTATCCCGGCACGGTTAATTAATCACAGGAATAAAGATTATGTTTAATGGAAATCTTGGTTTTAATCCTTACGACAAGAACACGAATAATGCTTTTGACAATGCTCATTGTATAAAGAGAGCACAGTTTATTAAGTCTTTTGGTAGTCAGCAGATTTATTGCTACAATGGTAATCCTCGCAAGAAGATTAGTAGCATGGCTCATACTGACAATCTAACAACAGCAGTTCATGCTAATCTGAATAACGATTCAGACGTTTACTTTTATGTTAATGGTGGACGAAAGCAGTATGCTATTAACGAAGTACGAGCCTGTTTTGTTGATATTGATGCTGGTCGAGACTCTAGTGGCAATTATCTGCCTTCCAAGGAAGTGATGGCTAAGAAACGAGAGTTTCTTGATAAGATCAATAATTTCTCTGTTAAACCTAGTTGGGTTGTTGATACTCGTAATGGTTATCAAGTTTACTGGATTCTCGATGCTGGTAGCCGACAGTCTCTTAATAAGACTCGCTGGAACGGTATTCAGAAGAAACTGGTAAATTACTTTGGTGGAGATGCAAGAGCCATCAAGATTAATCAGATTTATCGTGTTCCTTATACTTGGTGGCGTAAGTGTTGGGAGAAGAAGGCTCCTTATTACTCTACTATTCTACAAGGTTCGTCTGGTCAGACAATTAATGTCAAAGACTTGATTGAGGCATTAACTGGTCAACCAGCAACGGTCACTATTGTTCCTAACGCAACAAGCGATGCTTGGTTTGATCAATGGAGAAAGAAATATAAGCAGTCTGATGTTACGGGGGTTGCTGTGTCTCATAATGCCGCTACTGATATTTTAAGGTCACTATCTAATCAAGATTGTGGTCAAAAGAATACCAAGGATAGTGTGTGGGGAGACTTTAATAAGAAACTCGACAACACTAATCAGTATGGCGAATATAAGTGCAACAAGTCTTTTAATAATAATTACGAGAAGGCTTATGGCGATCCGTCGCCAGTATTGCCCTCTCATGCTGATGACAGCGGTTTAGATTTGAGTGAGTCCCAGGCCAAACTCTTAAAAACTGTTGTCGAGTACCTCAACCAAGCATCCACAGCGTTGTATTTCAGCAACAACCGATTCCTTTCTGGTGCTGCTAGAGACTTGGCAAGCCAGATTAGTGATAAGTTTTGCGTAGGTTGAATTATGAATAATCAAGACTATTCAGAAGATAATGATCCTTATAAGTTCTTCTTTCAGATAGATACTGAGTGGCTCAAGAAATATATGGATAGTCTGCTTAATAAGATAGAATATAAATGGATAACTAAGGAAGTTATAGAGGATGCGTTAAAGAACCTACCCAATTATAATACCCCGTTACTTCCAGATGGATTTTCTCCGATTGCGTTACCTGTGAATAGTTGGCTCTCCAGTACAGCGGGGGATAAAAACTCCCTGTACTTGGGGAACAACTATTGGAACGAAGGAGTATGGAAAAAACAACACTTTATACAAGATAAATTACAAAACGAATATGTCAAACATTTACAATCTAATGCTGGATATTTCTTATCTCAGCCTAAATATTACAAAGGATTGTATGAGATACTTAACTAGGAAATATCATGAGTTCTATAAATGATGAATGGTTTGTTGTAACAAATCTGGATGAACTAATTAATGCTACTAGAGCATTAGTTTTCAATAATTTTGGCAAACAAGACAGTAAAGAGCCAGATATTATATCTTTTACGATACATCCAGATGATTTAAAAGAGATAGATACTGTTCTATCCTTTGAAGAATCAAAGATAATCGTAGATAATTTATTGAAAAAACAAACTCATAAAATTACAAAACAAATCAGGTATATGGTCAATGATCAAAAGTTCTCTGAGATTATATCCTCTCTAAACGATAGAATGGTAAGCAATATATTAAATAGTCTTGTTAATAAAGGTTTAGTAGAAACTGCTTACGATAGCGATAGTAACGATTTTATTTTTTGGATACCAAACAATGATAACAAAGACGAAAATCCAGAAACCGATTGATATTGATGTATCATTAAAATATATTTGTCCCAATGATAATTGTAAATTTGATCACTGGCTCTTTTTAAGAGAAGCCCAATCAAAAAACTTTAAAGTAGTTTGTGAGTGCGGCACAATCTTTAAACCAAAACGCATAAAAACAATTGAAGTAGTCTACGCTAAGGCAGAGTCAGTTGAAAAACCAGTGGACAGCGAAGAAGAGTCTGGTAAAATAGATACTTTGCCTCAGTGTGTTATCAGAGCAATCAAAATGATGGTATCTTTAGGATACTCAAAAAAAGAAGCTCAGATAAATATTATGTCTGTATATAATGCAGAAAAAATTGAGGATCATGCTGTTCTTGTGAAAAAAGCAATATCACTTATTGGAGGAATATGATGTCTAGAGGAATACGACCGTCTACATTTGATGAGATTATTGGGCAGGATGCTGTTATCAAGCGTCTGAGAGTATCTGTGATGGGCTGTAAAAACGGTGGTGGTACGATGCCTCACGTTTTAATAGATGGGCCACCGGGGCTAGGCAAGACTACTATAGCCAGTGCCATAGCCAACGAAATGGGCGTAAACCTGTATACCACAAACGCGGCTTCTATCAGAAGTATTAAAAATATTATGCCGTACATTATGGGTATGACGCCACGCTCTGTCTTATTTATTGATGAGATTCATAGGCTTCCAAAGATTGTAGAAGAATTTCTTTATCCTGTGATGGAAGATTTTGTGATTAATATGACAGTTAAAGACGATGACGATAAAGAAAAGCCAGAGACTATTGATCTGCCAGTATTTACTGTTGTTGGGGCGACAACAAGCGGAGGCAGTTTAAGCCAACCGTTTTATGATAGGTTTACAATTAAAGAACATTTGTCATTTTACAATGTAAATGATCTAGCTAAACTAGCAAGG